ACATGTTTTGCAAAACAGGTACTCTCATATTCACCCACCCCCCAAAACTGCTGATACTTACCTACTAGTCCCCCATGGCACCACACCATCGAACCGCGCCAGACCCAGATCGCCACTCCCCCCCCATACCTTTTTATTACATGCGCGATACGCGGGGATTGCTTAACACCTCAACCTGATAAAGGTGTTGGTCAGCTAGTGTAAGTCCTTGTTTTCCTTGAAAATTTCCTCATCAAAGCTTGGCTCCTCTGGCTCTTCTAGGTCTAAATCAGCCAAAAATGCCCCGTGAAAGCTTGTAACTTCTTGTTTTTCTGGTGCGAAGCCACCCACAACCTTGATTAATAACTCCAAAGCCCGAACACGGGTTCCTGATTGGTCAGCGTCCATGCTTTCCTTTTCCAATTGGCTTACATAACGCGCCAGTTTATCCTCACCATCACTCATGATTTTGTCCCTTTCAGCCTTAATAGCCGTCTTTACACTAATATTATCTAACAAGCGGAATGCCTGAACGTTTGGGTGCGCATACCCTGCAAGGTGTGCTGATTGAGTTGCATTACCAGTAGCTACATATTCTGTGACAAATCTTAGCTGTCTCAGGTTTAGTGGTCTTATTGCTCCCTTACTGTCTGTATTACTCTCTACTGTCATTGCTTACTTCTCCCTATGGGAATATGGGCGTGGGGGGTTTTGGTTTTTTCCCGCCCTAAAAAAAATTCTTTCCTATGATTGTTGCCGTTACTGTTATCAGCAACCAGACAAAGCGCTCTGCAATACGTGACTTTGACTCACTGGATGCAATGTCTTTTTCTATGGTTCTTTGATTGGTTTCTAACTGGTCGAGGCGTAACTCATGACGATCTAGGCGTTTATGACTGCTGACTAGCCTCTCCTCAATAGCTTTTAAATCAGACAGGGTTTTGGTTACCTCATCTAATTTGTCCTCGAGGCGGTCGAATCTTTTATCTATATCCAAGGTAACGTCGCTCATTGTAAGTGGTTAATTTTATTAAATATTTATATCTGCAAGTATAACTTCTAATCTATACGGTGACAAAATATTTCTCCCTAAACTAAATTATTTCTTGACAGATTAAATTCTGCTCCTGTATATTAGTTTCCAAGTGCTCAAACGGCACTTCGGTTACGAGGTCTCCGAGACGACCTGCCACCCTTCGGGGTGAACACGAAAGCTTCGGCGAGTAGTGGTCTTCAAAGCACAGTGTGAAATTGCCGATCAGGGAGTACAGGTGGCGAGAGTAAGGTGCGAGTTGGGACAGAGACCCTGCCTCTCTTCAAAGGTGCATGGTTGGAGATAGTGAAAGCCAGACCACGGTCTGAGCGAGTAGCAAGCCTCCTGCACGGAACGCAATCAAACTACCGACTGGGTGGGCAACCTACCTAGGAAAGCTTCGGCGAGTACAGCCCAGTCGAGTTGATTTGATAGAGCCACCGCCTCTGGTGGTTCTACAAAATCAATTCAGTCCTGAGGAGGGCACAACATGGAAATACAAGTAGAAGTTAAATCTGTTTACGGTCAAGAGAAGATCTATCCGCTATGCCTAGCAGGCGAGACATTCGCTCAGATAGCAGGCACCAAAACACTGACCAATGAAACTATCGCGCTAGCCAAGCGCCTTGGTTATCAATTCATTGTAAAGCCACGGGAGATCTGATCATGACTATTCAACAACAGCGAGCGTTTGCACTAGCAGATGAGATTGATGCACTGCACAGCAAACTAGAAGAGCATGTCGACGATTTGCGGCTCGAATGGGCAGAGGATCAATTTGACGACGAGTACCCAATCTGGGATTCGGAAGATGCTCAATATCACTTACAGCGTGCGATTGACTTAATTAAGCGCTACTACACGAGTGAGTCTAACCTTCGGCTCACAAAACCCTGAGTTGGGGTTGCACAAACTCACCTGATGATGACTGGCGGGGGCTAGTCGAAACACCCTGCGGGGTGTCGTGAGACCCATTTACTTAATCCTGAGGAGGATAACAACATGGCTAAATTTGAAGATATATTTCAAGAAGTTACCGATCGAATCATTGATGGCTTGGAAAATGCTGAAGACTGGCGTAAACCTTGGAAATCATTGTTCGACGGTTCAGTACCACATAACGCATCCACTGGCAGACCTTACAGTGGGGTTAACTTTCTTAACCTTTCTTGGGCGTCTAAAAAGTGGGGTGCTACTGGTTGGATTACTTACAAGCAGGCAACAGAGCTTGGCGGTAAGGTTCCCAGTAAAAGCGCCCCAAACGGTGGCTGTGAGTACGTGTGGTTCATGGCTCGCAGTGTTTATAAAGATAAGCAAACTGGTGACGAAAAGGTTGGCTTTATCAATAAGTGCTTTTCAGTCTGGAATGTTAACCAGATTGAGTGGGAAGAGGGCTCAAAACCTTATAAGGAATACACCCCTCCAGTATCTGGTACAGGTGCTGTCAATGTACTGGCTGAGAGCCTGAACGTTGATCTCCATTACGGCGGAGACACTGCTTGCTTTATTCCATCACTTGACCAAGTCCGCATGCCGTCTGCTGACGCATTTAAAACTGCTGAGGATCACGACGCCACACTGGCTCACGAGTTGATCCATTGGACTGGTCATAAAGACCGACTTAACCGCAAGATACTGAACAGTAAAGGCGGTGAAGACTACGCCTTTGAAGAATTGGTTGCTGAGTTGGGGTCTGCATTTGCAGGCGCTCTACTTGGCATTCCATATGAAGGCTTACAGCATGAGAAGTACATTGCAGGATGGCTCAAGGCGTTGAAGTCAGATCCTAAACATATCGTTAAGGCATCTGCTCAAGCATCCAAGGCTGTTAACTATCTTGATGATAACGGCTCTCTACTAGCTGTTAGCAAGGTCGCTTAAGTTGGGGGGTGTGGGATTTTCCCGCCCCCTGAAATTTTTTTACCTGAGGAGGTAATCATGTGTGAAGACGAGTTAATCGAAAAAATCAAAAAAACACTTCTTGAGTGGTCGCTTGAAGAAGTAGAAGAAAACCCTGACAGCGAACTGTCTCTGTACGATCGTTACTACGAGCACAGGGATTGGCTTTTTGAAGCTATAAAAGAAAGACTCTAGCTGATGAGTACTGGGTGGTACCCAGTCGAAACACTGGTTCGCCAGTGTCCTAGATAACCAATCCTGAGGAGGATTCATCATGGCTACATTGCAACAGCAAAACATACACCCTGTACTGTCCCTGACTTGGGACTTATTGGCACAGCCCGTAATCAATCCCACGCGCAAAGCAAGACTGCGTCAGGATGCGAGGCGCCTACAGTATCGCGACACCCTAGCCTCTCGCGCTGAACTCAAAAGCAACCTCGACTACTACAAAACCTCTGACGGCTTTGTCTATATCGAGAATTTCTCAAGAGACTGCGACAACTGCGAGCGCCGATGGTTGAGCAAGATACCCGCCCACGCTACTGCCTACGAGCTACACCTCAAGCGCCTGTACGCAGGTCGTGAGGGACTCACTTACTGCGACTTGATCACTGAGGCTACAGCTAGTGAGTTTGAGCCTTCGTTCCGCGATCGCAACGCTGAGTACTACGGGTACTAACTTTTTACTAATTCCAACTGATGAGCCCAGTTAGTTACTGGTCGAAACGCCCCTCGGGGCGTCTTGGAAAACTACTTACCCTGAGGAGGGCTAACTATGGATTTCGACATTTATGAAGATTACGAAGAGTTTGGTCAATTCACTGTAACGATAGACGCCGAGGAGAATCGAGCCGATGTGTGGCTAGACGACCACTGCGTAAACCTAGAGTACGTCGTGGCAGGCGTTCTCAACGGCAACCCAGAAGAGGATGAAATTACTGAGGCTGTTTGGGATACCAGTAAACATCTCGCAAAGAGAATGGTGGACTGGGCTCACAGCACTGACCTGTACTAACTCCAACTGACGAGACCAGATAGTTACTGGTCGAAACACCCCTTGCGGGTGTCTTGGAAAACTATAAAACCTGAGGAGGTTAATCATGAGCAATTCCAAATTCCGCCTTGATGGCGATGCTGTCGCTCTACTCAAAGAGTGCAATGAACTGGCTTGGCGCTTGTCGGGTCGTGTCGAAGAGCTGATAGCTGACCTACATGGCTCTGGCGTATCCAGTAGCACACGTCGGGAACTGGTGATTCTGGAAGAGTACCTGAACAAGGTAATCAACCAATCCACTGAGACCCTTGATGCTGATCGCGACCTTGACGGTGAGTGCGTGTACGCAGTCTGCCCCAACCCCACAAAGGTAAGCGGTTTCGGCGTAAAAGTAGACAACCTACTACCCAGCAACTGGGAGATTGTCCAAATGTACCCTGATGAGGTCTACATCCGAGGGCACAACCAGTGCGTCACTGACACACAGCATGAGTTTGAACACTACGTTCAGCCACGCCTAGCGTCAGGCTTGATCCATTCTGAATTGTTAACCGCTGAACAGACTGAAGACTTCGTCCAAGATCAGCGTGAAAACCTTCAGGATGGTTGGGCTGATGCAAACGATGAGAGATATCAACTCCCTCATTGATTCCAACTGACGAGTCCAGATGGTAACTGGACGAAACACCCTTTCGAGGGTGTCTTGGATAACCAAAACCTGAGGAGGTTTTTATGTATTTTATTACTAAAATCAATGGTGACAGAGTGCCCAGTAAGCACGGGCTAATCCACTATGTAAGCTTGAGCAAACTATCTGATTTCAGATATCCAAACGTACGAGATGGTATTTCCTATCTCGTGTACAAGGGTTATCTTGATCGTAGCGACGGCAAAGCACACGGGATATATGTCACAAAAGACGGAAAGCTGATTAGGGACAAAAGAAGATCAGCCTTGCGAAAAATCCATGATCTGTTCAGGGGGCATAGTATCGATGAAATTACCTACGCCCCCCTTTGATATCAAAACTATGCTCCACCGCAAGGTGAAGTACGTCCTCCAAAAACCTGACGACCTACACGACGCCCTGCTTGAGATTGTCACTCAGGGCAAGTCGGACTGGGACATTCAGGAGTGGGAGGCACTGGTTGCCGATATCGAATCTTCCGACTTAACAGTCGGCGAATACATCAAGCCTTACAGAACCTGAGGAGGTGCAATATGGCTTATTACATTAGCACGATAGACCCAGTTGATGGGTCAGTAGCGCCAATCGCAAGAGTGGTAAAGCGATTGGGTGATGCCAAGCATACGGCGGACGGTCAGGTGTATGCGGTATTCAAGAACCGCAGAGACTTCACTGAGAAGTGGCGCTACAAAACCTACGAGTCACAGGGTGGGAAGCTGAAGCCCGTGACCAGACATGACATACCGAAACAAATCGGTGGTCTGTTTTTCTAGCTGATGAGTGCTGAGTGGTTCTCAGTCGAAACGCACCTTCGGGTGCGTCCTAGATAACCAATATCCTGAGGAGGATTTATGTACAAATATCATCTATGCAAGACCGTAATAAACCACGGCGACTACGAGTACACCAATAGGTTTCTCGTGTACGTTCCAGAGGACGATCTGCCTGACAACGTCGATCACATTCTCACCGCTTGGGAGTTTGATCTTCTTGTTAAGGATGTCGAAAAAGACTGGGACGATGAAGTCTGGTCTGATGTTCGTCGCGTCCGCACTTATGTTCAATGCCCTACAGATATCATTGATGCGACTCGACACTCACCTTACATCCACTGCTTCAACTGGACATGGATTCGCGACACCGTCGAGTACGGCGATGAGCGTGATGTGGTGGTCTTAACAGAAAAGCAGGGGGTGGCGTAATGAAAAAGATCACCCCTTCAGACGCCGTGCGCGAGTTCGACAGAGCTTTACTGATCAGCAAGGTAATCAAGACTGCTGAAAACGACATCTACGAGCGCGAATTGGACGCACTGCGCGAATTGCTTGACCTGCTACCTGATAAAGACCTGAGGTACTACACACTATGGAGGAAGTTTAATGGATAACCCATTTGCAGATATCGCCCAGTGGGAGCGCTACTGGGACATGAGCGACCTTGAACGCGCTCGTGAAGACGAGCGAGAAAAAGAAAGAAAAGAAGCGATCGAACAGAAATGGGCTGATCGTTTTAAACTGGGCATTCAGGACGAATGCGATCAATATTAGGGAGGTAAAATGCCTACATACCGTGTAATAACGCGAGAAGTATGCGTCAACGAGTATCACGTTGGCGCTGAATCTCAAGAAGAAGCCATCGATTCGTATTATGAAGCACTCAATACGAAATGGGCGGGGAAAACCAGATCAACCGAAACAGTGGTTGAAGCGGTTGAAATCTTTCCAACTGATGAGTTGTCGAGGTAGTTCCTCGATCGAAAGTCTAAGTACACAAATAGAATTTTTTTTCACCATTTGTGTACTGGACTCTTGGATAACTAAAAAACCTGAGGAGGTTTATATGTCAAATAATGCAATTTTCTTACGCAGTAAAAACGTAAAAAGAATCAGCGGTAAAAACATCGTTTTGTTTTATCACGCTTATGACTATGAAGTCTCTGCCTTAAATCGTATTAAACAATACGGAAGCGAGGCTACCTATGAGCGAATTGTTAACCAACGTGAAGATAAAGCAATTAAGTTATGCGAAATTCATAGTGCCGTTAATGGTTGTGTGCTCGCTGACAAATGGACTGCAATTAGCGCGGGAGGAGCACCTGTCTATGAGATAGACCAAAATGAATTTAGATTGACCGAGAACCCAGACAATAAAATTGTTGGCTTTGTTATACGAAATGGATATCAATATGTATACTTTTCTTACGAAGAGGCTCCTGCCCTTTATAGAGAAAAATTTCCCTGCCAAACTGCTGAAAAAAACAGCCATCTAATACTTTAGTATTAATGCAATAAAGTATAATTTATGTTAATTTAAATAATGCAAAAGCAATAATAAATGACAAGGTATAAAAATGTTTGGAAGAAAATCTTACAAGGAAAACGACCCTCGCTATTTGGTCGCAGTCGCCTTGTTGAGAAAGGCAAAAACTTCGAAGCAAAAAAACGTTCTTCGCAAAATGCTCAAAGAGCATCAAGGGTTTGACTTTCTTGCACACAGGCAAAAAATAAAAGCTGAAATTAATAGCAAATCATCAGGTGGAAAAATTATTGTGCACACATGGGACGGTCAGGATGCCTTACACGGCTTCCCAGACACACATGAATTATCCGCAAATCTTGTTTCATATTTGATGTTTGCCAGAACGGCTAGAGGCAAATCAATCATAATTAACGCCCCATCGTTGACAGTACGTCAAACGATTCCTACTGAGTTGAAGCTGAGAAGTATTTTATAGGTGACGGCTCACCTGAGGAGGGTAAAGGCACACGGATAGTGCCGAGCCGTCCTAAACATTCTATTCTAAAATTACCCGTGGAGTAAACAATGCAAAGGTTTGAATGCCTTTGCTGTTCATTCGATGGTGATCGTGACGAATTTATAATTCATGAATGCGTAGACCTTGAACCTTATGGGGATCAGAGGGTCTCGCGCACGTCTTACACAATCTACTGCCCCGAATGCGACAGCGAAGAAGTCGAAGAATTGTGGCGTCCGCCATATTAAATAATATCAATAACTGGAGGTGCATATGCGCTTATACAAAGAATTACTGGAAGACTGTGAAATACCTGAAACTAGGTCTGAGCCCTTGGCTGAAGCCCTTAAAAACCTACACAGTGCAATTTGCTGTTTAGATCAAGTAAACCGTGCGCGGTTCAGCTTTATAAATCCTGACGCCGTACAAGCTGTAATTGAATACGCTAGGATTGAAGAACTTAATACAGAATTGTGGGGCTTGGATGGAAATGTCACCATGTCTCAAAATTTGTCCGAGCCATTTATTATTGAGTTTGTTCCAGATCAACCCGCCCCAAAACCAAAAAGTGACGGCAACGTTCATAATATGGAGGACTACAGAAAAAATGACGACTAACGAAGAGTTCATAAAGCTAGCCGAAGATTCTGGTCTTACATTAAAAGCTATTGCAGAACTTATTGAAACACCTTACGGAACAGTTAAAAACTGGACTAGAGGAACTGGCTCTGAAAGCTACAGATCAATGCCTAGGCACGCTCTTATTGCTGTCCGATACAGTATCGAATCAGCTTTATCCGCGGAATGAGAAAGACCCACTTTGGATACCTGTCCGTAGTACCAGTTATGCGGACAGGATCTAACCCTTCACTTAAGATACATTTCAGTATCCCTTCCTTTGTAAACCAATACTCCTGATCCCCCAAATCAAAAAACCAATAGTCAGCCTCCGATACAGAAAGAGCGCTTGGCTTCCTGTGATAATACTCGACGACGACATTACCTGTTTGCATCGACATGGGGTCATATTTTACTTCTATTTTAAGGTCAAGTTCGGGTATTTTTATGTCATACTCAGGATGGCATCCAGAAGCCCTCTCAGACCTCTCAAAAGCCATTCTAAGGCGTTTTAGGAGCGCCTCCTCAATCCTTCCACCCCTTTCTAAATCTTCCTTAAATCCCATTCTTTTTCCACATAACCTTAACGCCACTCATGACTAAATCCTTTGTGTGTTTCGGTGTTGCATCATTAGGGATTGCATCTATCGCCTTCCGCCTTTCTTCTTTAGTTCTTAACTCTAGTATTACCTTTGGAAGATAGAACGGTAGCGTAGCCTTTGCCAAATCGTGAAACTCTGGCTCTAGTTCGCGCTCCAAGTACTCAAGGCACTGGGGGTAATATATTTTTTCCGCCGCATTTTTTACAAGGATTCTGAGTTTTGCGGGATGCATTCCTCATCCTCCCTCGTGATAAAAACCGGCGTCTCTTTACCCACGTAAGCACTCGCAATGTTAAAATCAAAGTGCTCTAGCGCGTCTTCCAGCGACATATCACGCATCAAGATTTTGATAATCTTTTCCTTGTCATAAGCCACAACCTTCGGCTTACCCCACATCTGTGCGGTTCCAATAATTGCTTCGTCCAACCCGTAATATTTAATCAATCTTGAACCTCCAATAGTTCCCGCATGATCATGATCCCTGTGGAAAATTCAGTGGTGATCGTTTGCATGCCGTTAGACCCCATATACTGTCCCTCAGCAACTGCACTTAATGGGAATACCATGCGGGCAGGCTGATAGTCATACTTGTAAATTAAGATGGGGATATAATCTTCTTTAGCAGATTCACAAGCCTGATCCCACCACTCATGCTTATGCCAATTACCCTTGGCATAACGCTTGGCTTCGATCATTAAGTTATGAAAAACAATGTCTCCATGACCTTTGTTTTGATATTGCTCAAGGTTACGTTTCAAATGATCTGCGCATGACCCGAACTCATCCCTGAATATTCGGATCAAATCCCTTTCAAACGCATGTCCTTTTGCTCTTCCGTTAATCATGCAAAGTCTCTATAAGCCACTGAAGGTACACTGCCGCTTTTTCTAAAGATTGCCGCGCACCGTTAGGGTGAACCTCATACCGCCAAACGTACTTTTGTATGTTGCCTTTTAAGTAACCCCTAAACTGCTCTATCTCCATAGAACTTTTAATAGCGTCAATGCACTCAACAGCATCAGGTGCTTTCTTGTAATGCTTGGGCTGATTGACTGCATCCCAGTCTGAGGGTGAGGCATCATCGATGCTGTTCGGTTTTTTGTTTGACGTATTCGAGTAACTCATACTGCGTGCCATACCTTCTCTCAAATGCCCGTTTAAATGGGTGTCTGCTGGTGTAAATTTCATTGTCTTCACCTCCGCGGTGATGTTTATAGCAAAGTGGTATGGTCTTTAGGTGAGCATCAGGTTTTGTCTTTCCATCAATATGATGAACCTCAGCAGGACTAAAGACCCCGTGGTGTTTCTTACAAACGCAACATCCAAGTTGCGTAATCAAATCCATCCATGCTTTCTCTTCCGTGTTGGGCGTTCTACCCTTCATTAGGAACCATAGACACGGCGTTCGGCTCTCTCTGATGCGAGCTTCGATTGCCATGCTTTAAATTCAACTTCTGCCGCCATAAGGTCTGCCTTCGCGGCGGCTAGCGCACCCTTGGCTATACCCTTTTCAATTCTGGCTTGAAAGACCCTGTCATCTTCATCAGCAAACCTTTCTTGTGCGGCGTTTGTCTTTGTTCCCCTTGCCTCTGCCTGAACCTTGCATTGAGCTACCAACTTTTTCTCTTCGGCTTCAGCCCTTGCAACCTGTAATTCAGCTTTTTGAAGCTGTACACCCGCGACGCGGATTGCCTCTGCAAATCTTTCTATATCTTCCACTTAAGTCTCCTTTGAATAATTTATGTAATATCTAGGTCTCGCACCCTTTCTGTCCTTGTACTGACAGGTCTCTGCGTCAAACTCAAAACCAACGCGACCCTCATACATGCCGTTTCTGTTTTTGAGTATCTCGAGGTAGGTATCCCATTGTTTTGTATACTTTTCTTCAGGTTCTTCACCAAGCATTTCAGCCTGCTCGATTGCTTCAGATTTTCTTTTGTTCTTCCACACTGAGATAAATCCATCAGCCAAATCTGTGATAGATCCCGAACCTTTTACATCGTATTTATTTGGAGCAGAATATTCTGACTCGCCTTTTCTGACATGAGTCACAAGAAACAACGTGACTGGAAATGACAGTTTAAAATTTACTAGCTTTTCTATGAATCTTTGCTGACCTTCATAGTCATCTTGCCTAACCATGTTGGTCAGGCTGTCAACGATAAAGACATTAATTCCATAACGCCTGTATGCGTATTCAAAACAGTGCAGTAGGTCTTCTGGTTTTGGCGTTAGCTTATCTACAAAAAGCCAAAGATTGGGTGCCATCCATTCTAATAACTTTGAGCGGTATGGCTTTGGTGGGTTGGCACTGCCCCCCGCTTGTCGCAACATTCTTCCCATAGTTGCTTTAGGCGTCATCTCCATTGATGCGATTAAAACTTTCTGCTCTTGCTCAACCGCGTTTAGCGCAAGCTGATTAAGCCACATAGATTTACCGTGACCGTTTATACCCGCAACACCCCACAGTTCTTGTGGTCTAAACCGTATGTCTTCTTCATCAATTTTTGACCAGCCGCTACCAAATCCCTGCTGATCATTGACACGGTTATCAAAAAAATCATCTATCTCTTGCTCAAAATCCAGTACAGCTTTTAGCGTTTCTGGATCTTTCCATCGAGCTTCTTCATATGCACAGTTAAGCATCCATTTAGCTTGCTCATAGCCTTCCCGTTTAAGTAGCTCGTTGATATCTTTTGTAGGTAATTCAACACGATAGCATCGATCACCTAGGCGACTTATGATTTCTTCGGCGGCTAATTCACCCTGCTCATCCATATCAGTAGCAATAATAATCTCTTCAAATCTAGCGAGATTTTCGTACTCATGCGCAATCCACTTTGTTTGCTTGGCTCCTTTACCGCCGCCCATAGGAACACTTAGCGCGGGGTAACCTAACTCACTACAAGCAATGGCATCCCATTCACCCTCAGTGATCCATACCTTTCTGCAATCTGCGGGCATTGTGTGCCAGCCAAACAAGATTGGTTTTAAATCTTTCTGCGTACTTGGATTGCCATCATGATCTACAGGTTTTGTTTTTAAGAAAACTTCTTTGCCCTGAGGGTCGTAATATGTAAATACAACATCACTTCCTCCGCGACCCTTTGTCTCGTAAAGTTTGTGGCGAAAACAAATCTCACCCACATCTTTGAAACCCCTTTGTTCCATATGTTTATGTAGAGACTCTCCGCTTATTTGTGGTGGTGGCTTTGGTTTGGTGTAATTCTTTTTTTCCGCCGCCGTTATTTTTTTTGCGGGACTTCTATCTCTTATAGAGTATTTCTTCTTTGCCCAGTCCATTGCCTCATTAAGAGTTAGACCGTGGTGGTATTGGATTAAATCTAAAAGATCTCCTCCCTCACCAGTAGCAAAATCCATCCACTTACCTGCTTGCTCACCCGTCAGGTAAATAGACATAGATCTACCCTTTTCACCTTGAATAGAACCGACCTTGTAACAGCCCGACTCCATTCGACCCTCTGGATATAACTCGTGACACACCGAAGCGGCGTGATGCGCGAGCTCACTGCTTAAATCTTTTACATTCATTTAACTGCCCCCAATAAGTCATCTTCTCTTGATATGTTTTTAAAACACTGAAGACCCTGCCAGTCAGGTTGCCCTACTCTTTGCCACCCTCTTGATATCGCAAAATCAACAACTTTTTTCATATCAAACTTTTCATCACGCATTACCTCGAAATCATGCGTTTGTCTTGTAACCGTTCCCTTGGCTACTTTTCTGTTTCCGTTACCACCAATCTTGTATTCCCACCAAGACTTCCATGCGTTTTTGCAGATACCGTTAGGGCATTTATCAAAAAGCTCGTCTTTCCAATGTTTTTCTTTAGTAATAGTATTTCTTTGTTGCGGATTATCCGTTTGCGGATTATCCACTTGCGGGTTATCCACTTCTGGAAAATCAGGAAGTGGTGAGTCAGGAAACACTCCTCTGGTGTCAGTAACCAACCAATCAAAGCGACTAAAACAACCTTGTTCATCTCTCATCTTTGTTCTTTTGAGATATCCAGATTGCTCTAAGCACTTTGTTATGGTGGTCATTTTTGTGGTGCCGACAGAAAATACTGTGCATAACTGGCTTTGCGTAACCTGCCAGTCATCAATATGAGAAAGTAAATAAACAAGAACACCAAGCGCTTCTGGTGTTAAACCATCCTGTCTAGGTGACGATGCATCACGCCCGCCGCGTAGCAATATGTTTGGTAATTTAGTAAAGTGCGTGTTGTTGTTATATGCGGGGCGATAAATCATGTAATAGCAAGCTTCCATGTAAGCAAATTAATCTAGTTGTGAATATACTAATCTAGAAGTGTATATTTTTGCAACACTGTTTTAAAAATTAGTTTTCATGGTCATAAAATAATACAGCTTGACATTTGCACCAATTTTGTGCGAAGATCCCGAACCCCCGATAAACAACAGGTTTTTCAGGGTATAACACACGGAGATATGTTATGAACAAGCAAGAAAGAGCCGAGTTTTTTAACGCGGCACTTGATAAAGCTGGAGTCCCAAACTGGGGCAGGAATGCAGAGCTTGTAAAAAGAATAAATTGCAGTCCTGCTACTGCTCAAGGATGGTGCAGAGGCTCGCTACCAAGTGATCCGCAGACATTAGTTTCGGTATGTGATGCTTATAATATTGACCTATATGCATGGGTTGACGGCAAGTCTAGAGGAAGCACTAGCATAGACTCGGACAAACTTATGAGTTCGATTGAACAAGCTAAAGGTTTGTTTGATGCTGTTGGTATGCAAATAGATACAAAGCAATATGCAAAGGTAATATCTTATTTGTACACCCTAAACGGTGAGGGAGATATTATAGATGCAATCACTGATATCATTGCCACAGAATAATTTTGCCTATTCGCAAATAAATTAATCTATAGGTGTTGATTTATAGTCTATAGGGTAATATTATGTAGTTAGCTGAACAAAGGAGCTAACTACATGGATACGCTTACGCGCTCAGAAATCTGGGCAAAACTATCAAAAAAAGATGTACAGCCTTACTGCACCGAAACAGAAGTCATCGGTGATCTAGTCCTTAAATATCTTCCTTGGATGCGTGCTCACGAAATAATGATGAGCGAGTATCCTGAATACAGTTGGGAATTTACCGAAGACCCTCAAGGAAGAGAGTGTCATTACTTTGATGACGGATCTGCCGAGGTGCGTTGCCGAATGACAATCGGCGAACACACAAATATCACCGCCCTTCCAGTACACCGTAACGGAAAACCAATCGAATCGCCAAGCGCAATGGACGTAAACACCGCTAAACAGCGCTGTCGCGTCAAAGCAATGGCAGAGTTTGGTCTTGGGTACTCAATGTGGCTAACTGATGTAGAAGAGAAGCCAGAGCCTGTAATCGAGCCCGTAGAGGAAGCACAGGATGAAGAAGAGTTAGTCAAAGCCCTGTGGTTAAAAACTAAAATTGAGGACACTAAGACTTTTGGTGACGCTCAAAAGCTCTACTCTAGATTTACAAAGGGATTACAAAATCGCGGGTGGACTGACAATTCAGGCAGGTGGGAAGACTTATGTAAGAGAAACGGTTGGAGGGCTAAGAAATGAGTTTAGCCGCACAGGGTTCTCCAGAATGGCACGCCGCTAGAGCCGGCAAGATCAAAGCATCCGTATGCGCCGCACTTGAAGGTAAGCATAAATACATGAAGGCGCAAGACTTAGTAAGGCAAGAAGTACGCGCTCTTGCAGGGGCTGAGTCAGAGTTTAAGATGGTGCCTGCTGTAGCACATGGTCAGATGATGGAAGATCATGCCCGCATATTTCTCGAAAAAACCCAAGACTATACTGTTGAAGAAACTGGTCTTGTCGTGCATCCAAAGTATGATTTTTTAGCGGCAAGTCCTGATGGTCTTGTCGGGTTGGACGGATGTGTCGAGATTAAATGTCCATATCCTCAGTATACGAAAAAGCCCTACTCTGTTTTCGATCCTGCTAAGTCTGTCTATCTTTGGCAGGTATACATGCAAATGGAGGTGCTTGATGCTGACTGGTGTGATTTTATTTGCTATCTAGCCAAAAACGAAACCAGCGAGCCACAGTTTACCATCGAAAGGGTTGAACGAAAGCATGACTTTTTAACTGAGTCTGTCAGCAGGAAGTACATGCCACAGCCTGAGAAAGGAACCATCTCCAGACTGGATTTATATCATGCTTGGCACAGATGGATTCAGGAGCAGTTCAGAGATCCCGTAACAAGAAAACTTCATTGCGATCCTATCGAAGCGGATTGCGCTGATTATGTCACAGACGATGAAGACTTAAACTCTTTAACAAAAATACAAAACAGAATACATGAGATCAGATCAAGAATATCTGATGAGCTTGAGATTCTGGATATTCTTTCTTCTAACGCTAACGACCTGAAGAAAGGCATTGCCGAACGATTTGAAGGCTCAGTATCTAACGGCAAAACCACCGTGAAAATAATAAGCAAGACCCCTCCCATTGACTACAAAAAAGCTTTTGAGTTTCTGGGGGGCGAGGACGAAGTCCTCAACAAAGACGAGAGCATCGATTCCTTTAGAAGGACTACCGGTGCTAGGCAAGTAACGATCTTACATGGAGATCAATTATGAAAACACCAACAGCGTTTGAAAGCCTGAAGGCAGGTAAGGGTCGTTTGTACCCTATGGACAAGGAAAAGCGAGTGGCGGAATGGAATCGCCTAAAACAGTACGACTGGGCAACAAAGAGTCATGTCCCAAAGTACGAGGGTTATATCAAAATTAATCAGGACGTTATTGATGAGATGACAACTGCTTTGCAAGCGCAAGGTGGAGAGTTTCGTTACAACCTGAAAGTTTGCGAGAAACTTGGTGACGGGGGTGAAGTGAAACAATTTAACCTCGATTACTGGGTTCCAACAAAACCGGCGAAGTCAAAGCCAGCAACAAGTGAAGCTATCGATGACTTTTTAGATGATGACGTACCATTTTAAGGGATAAATTATGCCGCTAAGAATCACCCGTGCCGTTGATACGGTACTTTATGGCGGGTGGAGCCTAGACCCCTCGGACTTAGAGGGGTCATGCGACCACCGAATTTGGGTGAGGAGGGTAAGAGATACAGATGATCATCAGGATGCGTTAATTAATATTGAATCTCAGGACGGGGTTATAGAAGAAATATTAAATATTGACGAACCTATGATGGTTGATCATGGAGTGGAAATAAAAATGGTTGGGGTTCAGCGGTATCACCTCAAGCCCGAAAAATACTGCAAGGTTTGTGGTCGAGGAGACCACTTTAAATCAAAGTATGTTCCACAGGCTAGGTTAGCGGTAGATGCCCCTAGGGAATATGAAGTAATTAGACATGATGCTAGGAAAAAAAGATGAACGAAGATACTTTAATTGAAATTGATGGAAATAAATATCGTGCTGGGGATCTGTCCCAAACATGCATGCAAAAAATCAATGCAGTTGCACAGACCAAGCAGGCTCTTCAGCTTGTGGCTTGTCTAGTTAATCATGCGCAACACGGTATGGACGTGGATTTAAAAGAAGCGATAAAGCTTCTTCCTGATCCTGTGTCTGACTCCCCCTCCTCGGCGGACGCGGAACAGGAAGGCTAGCAATCCTCCTCGCTGGCGTGGTTCACCAGTGCTAGATAACGAACCATAGACTTTTGACCTATGAGTGTGGATAATAATCTGGCTGGTAGGTCTCTCACAAGGAGGCTTTATGAGTATGACATTTAGAGAAGTTGCAGAGATGTATGTGCAACAACCGACTAAAAAGTACGCACGCAAACAAAAACACTGTGTGCAAATAGTTGAAAAAATATGCGAAAAACTTGGCGAGGAAAAGATCACTAAGTTTCAGAGCAAGAGACCGGTACTTGAGTATATTACACAGGTGCGGAATCAAAAGTCAGCTAGGCGTGCTAATAGTTTGGTTAGTAATGGTTATGTAAATAGCCATATTGTTTTCCTAAGAGCAATACTGGTTTTTGCTAGAGATGAACTTGAGATTATTGACAGAGTTCCTTTGATAAAAACCTTAACGGAAAAGAAGCGAGACACATACTTAACGCCAGAACAGGTTCGCAATCTTATGAGATGGTTAGATGAGTTGCGGGCAGATATGGTTGAGTTTGCTGTAAACACGGGGTTGAGAAACTCTAATGTCAGGCTACTTAGATGGTCTGATTTATCGGAGGACTTTTCATCCCTGTACGTAAAGGCTGAAGATTCAAAGAACGGCGAGCCTACAGCGATACCTTTAAATAAAGATGCTCAACGAGTGCTGAGGAGAAGGCATCAAAAGAGCAAAAACTTAGAGGATCGCTACCCTTATCTCAAAGGGAAAATAGATTATGTATTTGCTAAGGAAAGCAATCGTCGATCAGCGAATGGAAAACCTTATGCAGATTGCAAAGCTGTATCAGGAAGAAACTGGCGAAAAGCATGTCGTCAAGCAGGTCTGCCAGATGATGTTGTGTTTCATACATTAAGACACACTTTTGCTAGCTGGCATTTGCAAAGTGGAACGAGCGAGTCAACACTGCAAGAATTGGGTAATTGGCAAAGCGAGCGTTCAATGAAAAGATATGGTCACCTGTCTATGAAATTTAAACAAGAGGCGGCGGCTAATATCAATGGATTGTTAAGGAGTGATCTTTAATTTTCCGACTGGTGGTGTTGTCCTTAACCTTAAGTATTAGTAAGCCAACACCTTAACATGGGCACTGTTTTTTTATACAGGAGTCCTTAACCTAGAAAAGGTTACGGTCAATAGGGAATAAAAACGCTTATAAGTGTTTGATTTTATTGCCAAAAAAATTGGAGCGGGAAACCGGGTTCGAACCGGCGACCTCAACCTTGGCAAGACATCGGCATGCGTTTCCTTATAAATCAATAACTTACGAGAGACTTACCAGCAAATTACTGTTTTTCGTTGACCTTAACCTTTCCTGACGTGAAAGGTACTAAAATGGGTAACATAGACAAGCTAATTAGGGATGTAAATAAGTTCGCCGATCAAAAAATAAAAGAAGCAAAAGGCGATATTAAAGACTTCAAAAAGATAATTTTAGACTATGCAAACAAGGAAGCCTGTACGCTAAAAAACTGGCATATAGGGGCTTGGGCTCTTATAACCTTTATGTTTGTATATTCAGCTTCTATATAACCACAGGTTATAATAATCATAAAAACAAAGCATTTCCCCTAGTAGACTGTAGCACTTAGAATGCCTCCTTCAATTCACTTGTCGGAGGCTTTTTTTTCGTGGTTATCGTTTGTATCTTAGTTGTGTTCGGTTTGGCTTGTGTCGGTCTGCAAGACCTGAGAAAGAGATAGTTATCTCCTCTCAGCCTCGCGATAAGCCTTGTTGAATATATCAAAGATCATGTTTTCGTTAGCCTCAAGCTCATCTAACAATTCTCTTTTTTTCTGTTCTCCATTAAGCTGAACTGAATAATCTTGTTTTTCAATCAGCTTTCTCGCCTTGCTGATAGCTCGCAGATCTTTATTAGCAACCTGCCACATACCTTTACCACCATACTTCGGCTCAATTAGCGGAAGGAACGGCTTGTACTCGTCTTGCAATGACTTAACTTCTTGCATGTTCTGAGCCTCCTTGAAGCGCTGTACAATCTTTCTTGTCTCTTCCCAGTTAGCGTAAAACTCAAATCGGTCTTCGTAATCTGAGGGTGACTCAAAGAAGCTACCTACAATTGGCAGGTCTTGGTTGCGGAACTCTTCATCAGCAAGACCTCTGCTTATAACGTCAGTTGTTTGGCTAGCGAATCGACCAACACCGCCTAAGAAGTACTCGTAAATGTACTGCATCTTGTCAGGGTTTAGTGCAATGTACCCATCCTGATACTTATCACCACCCGTTAGGTCGTTAAGGAACTGAGCCGGAACACTAAACATCTTATCTGTTGATCGGCGCTGGTTATATGCCGCTGATCGCTCAACAAATAGAGGGTTCTGCTCGATATAAATATCGCTTCCAAAGAAGTTTTTGTTAGCCATCAGGTCAAGATGTAGCTCTAAAACATCTGGGTAGAAGCCTCGTGCCGCATCCTCCCAAGACTCACCCGCTGAAGGTGCAACTGGTACAAAGTTAAGCAGGAAGTTTTCCCACAGATGAATACCTGCTTCCTTGAATGTGGTTTGACCCATTGCCACTTCAGTTGATAAGCGACCGATATTGGTGAAGAAGTTGTAACCATAAGGTGCCTGTAATGCAAAGCCTTCCTCTGGAGAATACATAAACAACAAAGCACGGTTTTTAGCGTGTTCTGGTAAATCTGCGTACTTCAACTCTTCATCGTCATCCTCTTCGGAGGAAAGGATATTTAACAGGGTAATCGCGCTACCAAGAGCAACCAATCCCAAAGCAGTTTTCCTTGCTCCCGTTGTTCTCTTGTCACCTTTACTCCCATCATCCTGCAAGGTCTGAAGGAAGTTCATGTTGCCCTGTACTGCGGCATTGAAGAATAAGTAACCCGCATTTACTACCGCTGTGTCTTCACCTTTGCGGTTGAAGTTTACAGTCAGATCTTTTGCTAGCGTAGCCGCGTCCTCTCTAGGCACTCCTGCCTTTCTTGCCTCAACATATGCGGCAAATCTTATACTGTTCTCCATGGTTACATTGAAGTCCTCAACAACTTTACCCATGGTTCGTAGCGCCTCACGAGTGAAGCCACGCTTGATTTTGTTCTTGAGGATGCGGAGTTGCTCATCAGCATCCTTCATCAACATCATGCCTGTTGGGGCACCGTCTTCCACATACTCCTGAACGAAGATATCCATTTCATTTTCACCTGCATCACGCGGCGGCTTACCTCGGTAGTAACGCCACAGGGAGCGCATTGCAGGAAAATAACTTTGAGCCATCTTGCCTACAAGGTTTTGCCCGTAGACTCGACTACCCTTCTTATCCATCTCACCTATGGCATACATCATGCCAGTCGCCACATCACGCATCGGGTTAACAAGACCCCATGTCGGGTTGTAGTTGATAAGCATGTTTCGTCTAAAGGTCTGGAATCGAGTAGCTAGTGTTAGCACCTTGCCCATGCTTTCATTTGCACGAGACAACATCGGAACACTCATGTTCTGTAGCGCGTGATTAAGCTTGTCACTAGCAAACTCTATAAAGAATGTCTGACCATCTCTCTTAACCTCAACGTATCTGGGATCACCGTTCGGGCGAACATCCAGAGACATCTCTCTAAGGTCTTGTGGTGTTAACTCATCTGACTCCTTCATGGGACGGAACTTAGTGTTATAGATGGTATAACTGTCACTGTTACCCAACTCGCTTAGAAGGTCTAATAAGGTGTTGGCGTATTCATTTTTTCTCGCCCGAATAATTTTTTTCTGTACATCCTCAAACGATGTAAGCAGTGGGCTGAATGGCAATGTCTTGCGACCTCTCGCCTTCATGCTCTCTTTACCTACAACTGAGAAGCCACGCGACTTAGCATCACGCACATAGGTCTCACCATCATCCTGTGCGGCAAAGCCTTTTAGCGGAACATAGAATCTAAAGCGCTCTTCCCAGTCAGCGCGGGTATCTTCATCAAGTAATCCTGATGTCACCATGCGCTCACGGTACTCATCGAGCATGTCATAAACCTTCTTAGAAATGCGCTCTAGGTCTGCTTGAGTGCCCTCTTCCTCTGCTGTCTTCAACACTTTAGCGGCTTCGATATAGGTCATACCAGAGCCAGTGTCTTGGAACGCTAGGGGTAGCTCGTCGTATTCCTTTAGCTTCGCCTCTAGGTTTGCAATCTGTACTGAGTGATCAACGCCGATCTCTTCTTTTAGCTTCTTAATCTGATTCTCAACACGTTGAATGTTGCGGGCTCTTTGATCCTTAACCTTTTCAGCAATCGCGTCGTTACGCTCTGCCGCATGTTTAGCGATAAGATAGATGTCTACCGCCTCAACAGTGTAGCCAAGCTCTGCTATCAGATCGCCTATCGGGTCTATGTGACGCTCATGGAAATCATCAATATCATTCTGGACACGTCCGTGTGAAAGGTTCTCCTGATCTCTTGGAGATATAGCCGCAGGTAAGCGACCCATCTCAAGATACTCTGCCGCCTGCTCTTCGAAGTCCTGAAGAACTGCATAGCGATCTACCAAGCTTGCGTAGATCTTCTTATCCCTAAGACGTCTAGCAAGATCGGCTTGTGAATCTATTTCGTCGTTGTAAGAGAACTTGTTAGTTGATGGGGTGCCATCATCTAGCTTGTTCAACTCTTTGTTCATCTGCTTCTTCTTGATGAACGCGAAGTCTTCTACGTCAGCGTACTCAGCATCCTTAACAATAACCAAGTTACCTACCTGAATCGCTTCACTGAAGCTGACCACTGGTAGCTGTTTCTCTAGGTCGTAGTAGAACGAGTGACGCTCTGGATTCATTGATACCTGAGTCCAGTTAGGGTCATTTATAAGCTTGATGAAATCTTGTCGGTTATCCTCATGAGAGATCTGTGTACCGTCTTCTCTCTGGGATATCAGGATGCCTTCCATCGTAGCGATGGTGTTCTTATCTGCACCCAATGCAATCTTCACAGCACCCTTCTCAGGCACTGCAAATACACCATCTCTCATTCGAATCGTTGGGTAATAACCTAGGCGCTTACCCGCCGAACCTGCACGAGCATTTGGTCTAGCCTCATGCACCGTAACAATGTCTACACGTTCTTCTTTTGATAGCGTCTTAGAGTTGTAAGACGGGATATCCAGACGAGAACCGTACTTAATACCATGCTCAAGTACGTCTGCTTTCCAGTACGTTTCTTTTGTTGGTGTGTTGGGCTTCTCTCTGTTGGTCTTCTTCAGTGCGTTAACGAACTTCTCTTCTGATGGAAGCTCGGGAACCATGTCAGGAGTCATAGGTGCTACAAAGCGACCCTCTTCCTCGAAGACTCTGTTTAACTCTTCTGGTGATATCTCTCTATCTATACGAGCCTGTACCGCATCCTTCATTCTCTGATTAATTCGGTTTTGTTCGGGGCGGGTTCTTTCTTCCCCGCCTCGCTGAATTTTTACAGCCTCGTCATAGCTTTCCGCCATGACACCGTCGTCGTTCTTATAGTTATCAAAGTTTTCTTGATCATGAACCATAAATACAACGTCAGGCTCACCATCATTAAACAGATCAAACGCAGACTTATCCCAACCTTCAGGTGCGAACTCGTCGTTCCATGGCGTTCTAGATACCGCTTTGAATCCTAGTTTTGAATAAACCGTGGGTAACACAGTGTCGAAGGCGTCTAGATACTTGCCTCCTTCCTCGATAGCTAGCGCCCCTAACGGGTAGCTAACCACTGAGTTTGTGCCATCACTAAATACAGAAACGATGTCACCATCATCTTTGACTGCAACACCTGCCGCTCCATCTTCAGCAAGGAATAGCTTCATGCCCTCATAGTCAGATTCTGGATACACATACACCGCCGCTCCAAACTCGTTGGCGGCTTTTGCTTCCCTAATCTTTTTAGCGAACACAGCCGCAGATTCCTTACTGGGCACGAGTTCATATATTGGCGAGTTGTAGGTCTGCGCTAAATTAAGTGACGACTTGGCGCGGGGTAGTAGCGTTCTCTTGAATGCGCGAACAGTATCATCGCCTAAACGTACTTCAACATCCTTGCTAGCTTTTCCTCTGAAGCGTCTGGGTACAACTTTTTCATCTCCATCACTTCCTCCCTTAGGTTTGACGGGACGACGAAGCTCTTTGAAGACTCTGTCTCTGACGAATCTTTGAAGGACTGGCGATCTTTCAGTGCCTTCTTGACGTTCAGTGCCGCTTGCTTGACTTGCGTCGGTGACATCTCCAGCAGAGACTCGTTGTGTTGTTCCTGCTCCAGACTGCTGTGCAGATCTGATTGCTCTAGATATTTGCTCATTGGTCATGCCCCTCCCGAGGGCTATCCGTGTGAACTCTGTTTGATAATCAGTAGGTTCTGATCTTTTACTGCTAACACCTAGTTTTTTATACAGTTCCTTTTCAGGATACCATATAAGCGCTTGCAGTGCTCCGGTGTTAATTGGTGTATCTATGTTTTCATTAACTTTGCGCAACGCCTCTGCGAAAACGCTTCTTATCCATTTACGCTCAGATGAGTTTTGTGGTGCTTCTCTAGGCTCAATAGCATTTTTAAGAGATCGAGATGCATTGTTTATTGCGCTCTTGTCCTTAAAACCATCCCGAGAAAAGATGCCATACACCTTAAGAGAAAATTCTATTAATATTTTGTCGTCATTTTTAATTTGGTCGGGGGTGTAACCTAGCTCTTTGATTTTACTTCGATTTGCCAAGGCAACCTTTCTGAACTTTGCTATCTCACCATCTAACTTTTGCTCAGATTCACGCATCATGGTTCCGGTCAAACGACCCCAAGTACGCATAAACCAACGATCCATTGTCAACGGATCAAAATTACCATCTAGATTTTGAAAGAAGCCTTGACCAATCTTTGGACCAAGCATGGCAGAGCCGTATACATTCACATCTACAGCTTCACCATTCACCTTAAAGCCCATTCTGCTCATTTCGCCAACGGTAAACTCACTGCGCATAAACTCTGCAAGACCGTCCATGCCCACAGTGTCTATTATTTCATTTAAAACCGTGAAGCTTTTTTCCATGCTTGGGGACTCTTTGCCCTGCCCAAACACTTTAAATCTTCCTGTTTTCTGGAAATGCTCATATAGAGGGAAAGTAACATCCGAGTTCTCTACAACAGATGCACCGTTGGAAGTAACAGCAACAAGCGACATAAACGCAACTTTATTACTGTCTACAGCGTTGATCTCAGGGAAAGATAAACCTGCAATTGCTACTGCGTTTTTTACTTTCTCTTGATACCACTCACCTGCATTTCCGTTTTGTTCTAGAGCGGCTAAACCCTCATGAGCAATGAGATCAGAAATTGTTTCTTTGTTCTCATCTGTTTCTTCATCAAGTGGTTTGCCGTCATTTGCCTCTTTTGCTCTAGCATCCATTGCTACAGCAATGTCTTTAATAGTGGTTTTCTTACCCTCAGGTGGGGCAACTGATACTTTCTCGTCACCGTACAGGACATCAGAAACCGTAATTTTCTGACCGGTCTGACTTAAATCCTGTTTCTTAATAAAGACTGTATCGTCAACATCTAATATATCAGCCTCACCCTGTACGTCCTGCTCGATAGCTAATGCTTCAGCTTCAGACTCAGCCTGATCAACGTCAACGAGTTCAGTGACATCTTGGGTTTCAGCCTCCACTACAGATTGCTCTGTAGTTTCTGGCATTGTTGCTACTTCAGGAAGCTCAACCTCACCCTGCTCAAAATCCTCTAGATCCTGTTGCTCTTTTAATTGTTGTTCTTTTTGAGCTTTCGCCTTCACTCTTTCGTTTAGCCATGCAACAGCTTCTTTTCTGTTGTAGCCAATGCCAAAAATTCTAGCCGGATCATCAAAGGATAATCCTAAAGCGTCATAGTTTGAGGGTTCTAAATTCCAGCTTGGTTCGCTTGGATTTGAGACACTGTCTCTGTACATCTGATATTTTGAGCCGTCAGGATAGGTAACATCATACGTACCATCGAACTGAAAGTTTTCGCCGCGTTTTATTTTTTCTGGGGCAACCTCTTCTTGCTCGATAATCGGATCGTTTTTATCAAACTCAAATGCCTCGGAATCTTGAGCAGGCTCTTCAAGTGTAGGCTGAAGATTTTCTGCCTCAATTTCAGCGTCTTGTCTGGAGGCTACGAGAGGTTCTTGAACATCTGGTCGTTCAAGTTGCCCACTGGTGTCTTGTTCCGATCCCTCCACTGCGGTATCGGCTCTCCCTTCAACAAGGCTTCCTTCGCCATCTGGTCTAGCTGTTGCAGGTTGTATGACCTGCTCGCTTCCGGACTCGGGCGGTGCCCGAACTTCTCCTGATATGCCAGTAGGTTGGGTGGTTTCTGGGGTGATCGGACTACTCGACTGTTCATCTTGTACCTCTGTTTGTGCAGTCTGTAAGTTATTGTCTCTAATACCTTTTATATAATTATACGCCTTTGGAGCAAACTCTTGTAGCTGTTTTGGGTTGCTATGAAAAAGAGCTCCAAGTTGTGCAAAAACTTCTTGCCTGTAACGATCATTAACTTTCGCATTATCAAGTTGCAAATCGTTAATATCTTCTTGCAAATCATTGAACGGGTAGTCAAAGCGCTTACCCATTGGAGTGCCGTTTTCCCAGTTATCAAAGATCTCGGTCATGATGTCACCCATCACTACTGAAGGCTTTTTGGCTTCCTCATCTACACGTATACTTAACTGGTCGTCTGAATCAGACAAGCCATAAGCATAATCAGCCGCATGATACACTTCATGGGTCATTGTCCATGCAAGCTCGCTGAGATCATCTTTGTTAGACATTGATCCAATAATTAGCTTATCGTTTATTGATATGCCTCTTGAATTAAAGCCAGTCAATGCTGGTGCATCTACATCCGCGTCGGTGTGAACGAACACTCCAGAAACAGCATCAATAAATTTAGTCGGAACACCATTAGCAGACAAGTCAGCCATAACGCCGCCAACCGTGTTGGTTACATCTTCCGCCTTTGCTCCGTAAGCCTCTTCTACCGTTGGTAAGCTTTTACCTTTGGGCTTGGTTATAGTGCCTATTTTTAGTGTTTCGTTTCTATCAAACACTCGGTCAATGTCGTCTTGATCAATTGCCTCAACAACAACATTTGTATTTTTGGGGTCTAATGCTTCTGGAGTTTGTGCCTGTTGTGACACCTGTAGCAATTGATCTTGTATGGGGGTAGACGCATCAGATAGCTCGCCATCCCACTTGTGATCATTGCCATACTCTCTAGATCCTTGACCTACTACGCGACTGGGTGTGTTTTCTGTTTGGGCAATCTCTGTAGGTGGTATGTCGCCATCGCCCAGAGAAATATTATTCTCAGGCTCGGTGTAGGTAATATTCATGTTATCACCTTCACCTAGCTCGACTATCAAGCCGCGAGGGTCGTAGCTGTCACCGTACTGTTCTTTTAACTGATCTTCAACCGACTGTATTTGTTGTTGTTGCTCTGGGTTAGCGACACGCTCTGGCGTGATTGTATCGACAGTATCACCTTCTTGATTAACAACAGTTACTGTAGGGTTGCTTTTGTACTTATTAAAAGTATCAGCGATAAATTGTAGTCGTTCTTGTGGAGAGGAATCAGGGGTTACATCTTTCATTGATTCAAAGTCAGGTGTTTGTTTATCATACCCGCCGCGAATCTTTTTGACAGTAGAGCTAGCCGTACCCATTGTCGTACCGCCCAAGAACCCACTTGCCGTGCTATTAAGTAAACCGCTTCTCTTTGTCTCGTTGCTGAGGTAGTCAAAGTACTGCAAAGCTTCTTTTTCAGTAAAGTTATTATTAACATACGAGATGGTTTCTTGTTCAATAATATATTGAAGCCCCTCAGTCATACCCTCTACGCCACCAACAGCAAATACATCTCTTAGGAAGTCACCCACCCAAGGTGAGTTCACCCCATCTTGGATAACTTCAATGGTGTCTCCTCTTAAGTTTTGAGGGATCATGTCCGTTAAAACTTTCGTAGCAGGAAGTGCGTTCAACATACCTTGTGCGAAACCAGAGGTTAGAGAGATGTATGGAGCCTCTTCACCTGTATCTAAAAGAGTTTGTGCGAACTGATTACTGGACCCCTGCGCAGTTCCATAGGCAACAGCTCCTGCTACACCTCCTTTTACAGCGTACTGCTGTGATTTTGATTCTGCATATTTTTCAGCAACCTCTTGAGCAAGCTTGTCAGCCGTCTGCCTTTCAACACCATTTGCTACTAAGTCATCAGCACCCGCTTTTGCATATGCTTCTGTGTTTTTCTTAATTGCGGCTTTTACCCCAGCCTTGACAGCCCCAGCTCCCAAGCCGACGCCCGTTGCCGCCGCTACAATATCCGGAACCAACGTCCCAAGGGTATATGCTGACCATGCACCAAAGTCGCTTATGCTATCTATTTCTTCAATAGTTTTGACATCCCCTCCGCGTGACTCAGCTTCAGCCATCTGTTCCTGATAGTAAGCCATACCGTCCTCAACCCAATCATCTTTACCAATGATTGAGCCTGCGAGAGCCTTTAGACCGCCTCCTAAAGCCTGTGTCTGGTCAATACCTGCATCTAAGCCTGCGCGAAAACTAGAGGGTGCTTCCTCTTCGGATGTAGAGTCCGTTTCGGTAGCTACTTGTTCTGGCTGAGACCCGCCTAGGCGCGAGCTGATACTGTCGTAGTAAGCTTGGCTGGGAAGCGCAGGCGATGTGAAGCTGTCATTATCACCGTCAAGACGACTCTGTATGTTGTCGTAATAACTTTGAGGTGGCAGAGCGGGTGATCTGATCTCGTTATTATTTCCCTCGAGGCGCTCTTCTATCTCCTCAAGATAAGGCTTTGTACCTGTTTGTTTAAACGACATTAACGCCATTGGCTAATCCTTAGTTGATGAATTTAAGTCGCTTTAACGCTTCTACAAGTCCTTTCTCGTCTGCGAATGATCCATCGGGGTTGAAATAGCCGTGCAAGCTAGCAACATTGCGGATATTCATGTCGTCTCCTAGCAACTCGCCAAGAGTGGCAGGAAATTTTTGTAACAAGGGTGTAGAGCTGTATTTCTGCACGTCTGGCATGGGGGCTTTTGCTAGTGCCCTAGATGCCCCTTGATACCACTCTTGAACATCATTAATTTTTTGAGCCGAGTTATTCGCCCCAAACAGCTTGTCGTGTTCTACAAGATGCTTATATTCCGTTGACTTCAAAAAGCCTATCTGCTGATTGATATCTGCCGCCTGTATTTCTGTGGGCATAAATGGAATACTGCTTGGCTTCGCACCGTTTTGTATGGCATTGATTTGTAATTGCAGATCCGCCTTAACGACTTCGTCAAACTCCTTTTTGCCGCTTGCACCTTTGGCGTCGCCATATAGCTCCTTAATTCTTGCGTCTTTTGCCTCTCTGCTAATAGCAGGAGCAACTGCTCTTATCATGTGGTGTGTGCCTGCGGCAACCTGCGCCGCTTCATTTAATGTAAAGTCAACCGCCTCGTTGCTAGCCATGCTTCTATTAGAAGTTAGCGGAGCTAAATAGGGATAAGCCTCCCCTGTCTGTTTGTTTCTTACAAAAACCGCAATGTCACCACCAAATTTTCCTTGGTTAAGACTGCTTATGCCATACAGACTCTGACCTTCAATGACATGATTGCCGTCCTTCATAAAAGCAGGCGCGTTCACAAATGTGTCGTCAATTACTCTTCCCACTGCCGCAGACTTGTTTATACCCATTACGTCTCCAAATGCCGCGACGACATCAGGAGAAGCCTCGACAGGTTGCTGTGATGCGAGCTTTTGCAACGTACTGTTAATAATGCCTGCGCTACGCTGTTGCTGTGGATCAAGTACAGTGCTGAGGCTAAACCTTCCCGTGTCACTAAGAAGACCCATTTGCTCCATAAATAGATTTTTTTCTAAATCGTCTAGACCACTGTTTTGAGCCTTTAGACCCAGTTCGTATAGGTCGCCCAAGACCACGGCATTGTCAAATTCAGATCTGTTTGCTTTAGCGAGTGCCGTCTCCTGATTAACTTTGTTAATGTCTGATTGTTTTTTTTGTGATGCTAAAGAGTTAGGGTCAGTGAGCTGTTGTTGCTTTAGTAGCGCAGTTTCCGCCTTTGTTTTGTTGGTTTCGGCTTGCGACTTAGCTATTTCTGATTGTAATACTTTTAGGTTTGCAGTCTGCTCTGCGGTAAGCTCTTTTATCCCAAGATCTTTTTCCCTATACGCTTGCAGGTCTTCTTGCTGTTCTTTTTGGAAATCAAGCTGTTCTCGCCTAAAGTCTTCGTCAAGTTGCATTTTTTCTCGCTGTGCTCTTCTTTGCACTGCGCCTTCCATTAAACCAAAGCCCTGCTGAAAACCCTGTGCGAATCCGCCGTATGTGTTCAAGCCCATAACGAATACCTAATCAAATAATTTGTTTAATAAATAGGCAACACCCAAACCAATAGCAATCGGCGTTGCCATTGCCGCTAGTTGTGCCATAGGTCCTGCCGTAGTAGCCGCGGCTGTACCTGCGTTAACTGCCGCCGTTGCCTCACCAACTACAGCCCCTGTCTCTGCCATAGCGCCAGCCTCTGCCAACGCTCCAGCCTCAGCCGCTAAAGAGCCTGTCTGGGCAAGCGTTCCCGCCTCTCCGGCTACCGCTCCAGCCTCTGCAATCGTACCGGCTTCTGCTAACGTACCTGCCTCTGCTACCGGTGTTGCTAAACCATCAATGCCCATAGCAGTGTTTTGAATTTCAGCTAATGCCGCATCTCCAGTAAGGGTGGTTGCTCCCTCTCCCGCTGGAGTATATTGAAGCTTGCCTGTCATTGACCTGCTTGCTGTTCCATAACCGTCAAGTGCCGCATTTATTTGTTCAACGCCAGCGTTTGCGGTTTTGGATAATTCCATTGCCTTGCCTGTACCAGACATTGCGCCAATACCAGCACCCGTTCCAAGCGTGGCATTTCTTTGCTGTTGTTTAGCGGTCTCTAACGCAAGCCTTTGTTGGTTTTCTATTGACTCAGCTTTTGAAACCGCACCCATTCCTCTGAGTGCGCTTCCGCGCAAACCTCTACCGACTGCTAACATTGTCATTACACGTTACCTCTTGCTTTTTGGGATAGTGCCCCTAAGTTTCCGCTGAGAATAGCATCTCTTCTGTCAGAGTCTCTAAGTCTTGTATCATTCAAGCCCCCAACGAACGCACTAACAGTTGACATGTTATTTCTTGAATCTGATTGTTGAGCAATACCCATTCTAGACATTGCTCTTTTTTGTTGTGCATCTACATTTTTTGCGGCGCCAAGAACGGCTCCACCGGTACGCTGTAAATCACCGTACAGGGATCTAGTTCCTGTTTTCGTAATCTGTCCAGCCATATAATCTTCGATTGGTGCATATCTGTTTAAATAATCATCAGTTTGCGCTCTAATCAGGTCTGCGTACAGCTTATCGCCGGGGTTATCTTTCTTATCAAGGTGGTCGTATCTATTGATATCAATGGAACTGTAAGGGTTGTATGTAGGATCAATCATACCGCCCCCTTGGTAGAATCCTCCACTACTAGGCGTTGGAGTATATGGCGCATAAAACGCTTCTACATCACCTGCCGTGCCGGCATTCAGACCGCTTAAATACTCCCCGTATTTGTCGTCACCATATGTTCCGTAATTTTGATTCACGTATGCATTCAAACCGGCTCTATAGAACGTGCTACTGAAGCCGTCATCGTTCCTGTAACCCGAAGCATGCTGACCAAACTCGTAAGGTGACATCTGATCAAAATCCATACCCATATCGATTAAACCCCTCTTGTGCCGTAGCTAGCCGCCATACCTGCACCGGTGCCTATCACCTGCTGTATAGAGCTAGATTTTGCAAAGTCTTGTTCAGCTTGAGCGCCAGCTTGATCAAGGCTTGATTGCAGTCTGTCGACGTTGCCCTGCATTGTCGTTCCCTGTAGACCCTGCCCCATGGCTATCACATTGCCAAGACCCTGATATGCCGCATCAGTATTGTCAATACCAGCCCCAGCCGAAGCTAAACCCATGCCTCTCGCCTGAGCGGCACGAAGAGCGTTTGACTCTGCTTGATATGCTCCAGAGGTGGGATCATATCCTCGACCAAATGCACCGGCATTCATGTCGCCTATAGCGTCTTCATAAATTGACGAAGTCTGATTAGACGCCCTAGACATAGCATCTTGATATGCGCTACCGCCAAATCTGTCAAATTGATCTTGAATATACTGGTTCTCTAGCGGAACAAATACTTGCCCATAACGCTGTAAAGTTTGACCTGCCTGCTCTGCTAGCGCTAGCTTGCTTTCCAGTTCTGGTTGTCTTGTGTCTCCACCGCCACCGCACATATTAAACCTCTCGCTTATACCATGTACCGACTTGCTTATAACCAAGTCTTTCTATTAATTTTGGATACCCTTCACCCGCTATACCCGAGGTGACTCCAATGCAGACCTCACGAGCCTGCTTGCTTTTTGCCCATGCCTCAAACTCTTTGAACATGCGCACTAAATTTTTCCCTACATTTTTTCTTTTTTCGGGATGAAAACAAACGACCTGATCCATTGCTATCTTCTCTTCCGAAAAAAAGTATTCTGTAATCAAGCCAAAAAATAAGCCACAGATGTCGCCATCTTCCTCAGCAACCCTAACAAAATAAGGAGAATCTTCTTTTAAGGAAGACATATACATGACGGCAAACTTTTTATCTGACCATCCGCACTTACTGTAAGCGCTGTTTTCTTGGAACCATCGCCCAAGACTGTTTATTTGCTCGTAATCACCCGTAACAGGGGGGCGAATAACCGACATATATCACCATGTATAGGTATAATTTTTTTTGGTCGTGTTCAAGAAGCGATCTTGAGTGACCGTAAGAACCTCACCAAGTAAATTGGCAGGCTTCCATGTGACAGGCAGTAGAAAAACTGCCCAAATATATGTTATATAATACTTTAAATAAACGTAAAGTACTAATTTTTATAGAGTTTTTTACAGCTATTTTGGGTATTTATCCTTAACATCTTTAATCATGTTATAAAAAGAACCCGTCTGATCCAGTGTGCCGTTTTTAATGTCATCGTAAATGGCTTCAAGCTGTGCGGAAAATGCTGGGTACTCGCCACATCTTCTATATAGCCATTGCGTATTTTCTCTGGCTTTCTGAACTACGCACTCTTTCTCATCATCCCAAACATCATAAAGATCGTCGCTTGCGCTCTCTTTTTCGCAGTGGATATATTCAACCCATTTTTCATCAACTTTGTTCGTCTGCGGACCGTATATTACTCTCTGCTGACTTTCATCCCAAAGCACATAGTACATCATCTTAGCTCCATTATTAGACCGTTAACTTCGTTAATTCTGTCGCTGTTATAGTCAAGTAAAGTGCTGGTTGCAAGATGTACTGACCATTGCACGTAGTGTCTTGTCGGGATGTCTAAACCGCCCTGTATCGACCAAAACTCAGGCACATAGGATCTATTTGCTCTAAATGTTTGTCTTGCAACGGTATACTCTTGCGTCTGCGCACTCGCCCCGAACATGGCTCTGTGTGCCTGATTAGGGTATCTTGCTACATTGGTGTCGTTAGTGCCCCAATACCAATAGTAACCCGAACCCGCACTACCCCTCTGAGTTGGGTTGTATATTGGATCAAATTTTATTTTGGTGTAATCGAATTGTTCAATATATTCAACATCTAGAATTTCCCCCAAACCCCTGTAACCTGCGTTACCCTTATTAGCAAGTCCCTCTCCATCAAATCTAGACGTCAAGATCCAGCCTCTAAGAAACTCGGCGCGGACATCGCCCTCTAAATACGCAAAAGCCCAGCCTTGCGAGGGATAATAAACAGGTTCCATATTAGTTTTGCCTTGTGCAATTTCTTTAATGGATGTTGTCTCTTGGTCACCGCTGTCATCTGCAAGTGATATTCTTATTTTTAGCATAAAAGTATACTCGATACTTGCATTGAACTCGCCGGTTCCAGACATACTGATATGTATCATCCGTGGAAGCTCTGCGGTACTGTATTTACCAATTACGCCCTCAGCTATAGTACCGGTTGCTTCGTATGGTGCGGTGTCTCTAGTCCAAGGTCCCATACTTGTAGTTTGCCTAAAGGTGGTCAGCTTGCTTATGTCACCTTTAATGGAAGACGCAAAAAGATTTTTAATCGTGACGTTTCCTGCATCGATTTCACCTGACTCAATACTATTTGCACTTATACTACCCAGAGAAAGCTTGCCGTCTACCTCTTTAATTGTGCTGTTATCAATGTTAAGAACGCCTGTATCTAAAGTGCCACCCACTATTTTAGTCGCCGACAAGGTTCCGGTAACATCGGCAAAGTCGACGGTCAGGTCCCTAATTTGAGCCACATCTATGGATGCGTCAGCCATAAAGGCGGAGTCAATGTAAGTGTTCCCCCCCTTGACATAGAAAGGACTCACTGAATTATTGCCGGCGGGATCGACAATAGCGAACCTGTCCGCGGCAATGATGAAATCAGAGAAGGATTCGTCTGCAACGCGCAGACTGATATCTTCAATAATAAGTTTTTTTCCAGCAGAGGATGTTTCTCCCCTTACAAAAGGATTGTTAAAATAGAAGGTGGGGGTTTCCGTTCCGTCAAACTTACACGTAATTCGCTTGACAACTTTTTTGTTAAGGGTCGCGTCTTCCGGTCTCCACGCATATTTTCTTGTGAACGCTCCATCATCGCTGGTTACTTCGACCGTCCTAGTCCAGTCAGAATTTTTATGAAACGTTATTTCCAAAATAGCAGTATAAGGATCGTCTCCGCTATTTTTGTTTGCTTTCATTCTCCAGCTTGGTCTAGTAGAGCTACCGTTGTCTTTTATTTGAAAGCCAGAACCAGTTAGCTCGTAGTCGGCATTAATTCTATTGGATGAAAAAAGATCTAGTCTTCCTGCAAGAGCCTTGGCAAGATCCTCACCCACCCCGCTCGGCGGAGTCGTAGCTAAACCAAATCCAGATATGTGACCATTGTTGTCTATCTTGACAGCATAGTTAGCCGCCAAACCATTTTCGGTATCTAAAATCTCAGAGTGTGTAGTGATCGTGCTTTCAATATCTTCCACTTTAGTATTAAGATATCGCGTAACACTTGTACCAGTTTGGTCTGTAGCGTCGTTAAAGAGCTCTATGTTAATGTTTTCAACAAAAGAAGCGCTAGCCAGTCTAGATTCACCGTCTTCGGAAAATACCTCTGCATCCAACGAGTCTAGTCTAGACACTTCTGCATTGGTGCCGAAAAGTTCAGTAGTCAATTCAGAAACTGCTGACGCAGTTGCTAGTTTCACATTACCGAGATCGTCAAAAACTTCGGTGGATAGGCTGTCTATTCTAGATGCTCCACCCTCGCTAAATCCGCCTGATCCATATATTTCTTGCTCTACTATTTGCATAAATGAAACTGCTTGCGAAAGACCAGTATTAGGATCGTTTACTGTTGTATTTAGCTGGCTTAATATTGATGCGGATGCGCCATTTTCATTTCCCTCTCCAAAAACTTCTGTCTGAAGAGACTGAAGCGCTTCAGCAGTTGCAAGCTTTAGCGTGCTGTCATCATTGTATAACGCGCTGTTAAGTGACGTTACTGATTCTTGTAGAGACTTAACAACACTATCGTTGTCTCCATCGTATATAGCCACAACATCATTTTGAAGACTGCTTAAGGCTGAACCCGTTGCCAATCTTGATGTCTGTGTCCCATCAACTTCCTGAAAAACCTCTGACGTCAAACTTGTGACACTAGACTGTAGCGCTTGGATCAGGTCTGTGTCTTCGGTGTTATCAGGATCGTAAATAACTTTTACAGCTGAGTCCAAAGAATCAAGAGCACTTGCGGTAGCTAATGCCAGCTCATCATCATCAAATACAACGGCATTTAAGTCGCTAATATCAGACTGAATGCTTGTAACAACACTGGGTTCGTCGCCATCATAGATAGCCTCTAAGCTTGACGTCAGACTACTAAGTGCCTCAGCTGTTGCTAACCTGCCGGTTTGCTGACCATCTACATCGTGAAACACTTCACTGGTAAGGGAACTGATATCGCTCTGTATAGAAGACACAACCGTTTCGGTGTCCGCATCATCACTGTAAATAGCTTCGACTGTATTGGTCAGGGTATCTAGAGCATCACCGGTTGCAAGTATTGTCTCGGAGCCGCCATCATCAGAACCGTAAACGGTACTATTAAGGCTGGTTACGTAACTCTGAAGAGAGCTAATATCTCCCTCGGCGTCTTCCACATCTTGGCTTAGGGTTGACAAAGCCTCTGCCGTAGCCAGCCTAGAGCTTTGTTCGCCGTCCGTTTCTGTGAAAACCTCTGCGGTCAAGTCCGTAACACTAGACTGTAAAACTCGAACAAGACTGGTATCGTCATCAGACTTGTATATAGCATCAACCTCTGACTGAAGTCCAGAGAGTGCAGATGTCGTAGCCAGCTGAACGGTATCGTCCGCCGCGAATACAGCAGAATTTAGCGAGTCTATACTGGACTCTGCCGTGCTTATACTTGATCCTTGACTTGTAACCGTTGAACTCAAGGTACTTAGAGCGCTAGATGTGGCTAGTCGTCCAGTGCCGTCTTCGTTAAAAACCTCTGACTCTAAACTTGTCACATCAGCCTGCAAAACCTGAACCAGTGACGTATCATCCTCCGCGTCATAAATGGCTTCAACGCTTGATGTAAGCGAATCTAGGGCGCTCGTGGTTGCTAGCTTTACAGTATCATCATCGTTGAAAACCGCTCCATCTAACGCAGTTATAGAAGATGCGTGCGACGTTACAGTGCTGTTTATATTGGTCACTGTTGAGTCAAGAGTACTTAATGCAGTGGAAGTTGCTAACCTGCTTGAGCCGTCACTATTAAAAACTTCAGCGTTAAGGTCTGTTATGTTAGATTCATTATCACCGATTCTTGGGTCCTCAAGACTCTCCCATGTCTCCGTACCGTCGCCATTAGCGTCAATTCGCACATAAGGCTTCATGCTGTCATTTGAATCATACCATCTGCTATAAGTGCTTATTGTTCCTGTTGGCTCATCATCCTGAACATATACAGACGTTGTTCCTGCGGTCAAGTCTTCTACTGCTGTTTGCAGGTTGCTAATAGCTGTATTCGCAGTTGATAAACTGCTCGATAAAGTTGACGCGCTAGACGATGCATTTGATGCTACAGATTCTGTTGCAGAAAGCCTACTCAAAAGATCGTTACTGTTGGATGGATCATACGTAGAAGCATATCCCGTGTAGGTTTCTATGCTTTCCAAAAGACTTTCTATGCCGTCAATTTTATTAATTGGAGTTGTCAATGACGTCGCCAACTCAGAAGAAGTAATTGATTCAGAAAGATCAGCTATAAGTGCGGCAGTGTTGGTCTGGGTGGTAGCTGATGTACCAGCACCACTATTAAAAGGTCCTTTATCGCCGACAACATTAACAGCGCGAACCCAGTAATAAAACGTCACATTTTCCCCAACAGGGTCACTGAATATAACAGTAAAGCCGCTGACTTCCGCCAACAGGGTTGCTGTAGAGATATCATCAGTACTGTTTCTAAATATTTGTACTGCGGAATGACCACTGTATTGCTTGAGGTCAAACGTTATCATAATATTTTCAAAGCCAGCCACAGCGCTTAAGTTAGTTGGCTGTGGGATTGGCTCTAACTCTACAACCTCATCATTTGTAGGCTCTATTTCGCCAGACATCGGGGTGGTGACATACTTTGCAAACCCCATTTCAACAAGATCGTTTGCTGTTATTGCTTTTGACTTACGCTCTTTTGCTCCTGTCAGAACGTCCAAGCTTTCCTTCAGCTGTTGAAGAAATATCTTGTCGGCGCCAGAAAAGCTTTGAGGGACGGGAGGAATCCCGCTTTTAATATCAGCCACCTATTTCCTCCGCAGACTCATAGACACAAACTTCATTTATGGGAACGCTTGCTTCCAGCTGTATTTCAAACTCATTGTCTTTATATCCAGACGGCAAGCGAAACAAAGAACCATTTTGCACGGTAAGAGAATAAACCGGAGTGCTGTTTCCACCCGTGTAAAGCCTGAACACAACTCCGTCCCCATAACTATCGCAGTCAACCTTGGCAACAGCTGGATTTATTGGTCGAGGAACGTAAAACTTTTTTGTTTTCCACGTATAGCTTAGATCATCGCCTTGCCCAAAAGTAACCAAGTTTCCGCCAACGACCAAGTACAAAACGTCGTTCTCAAAATCGGTGAACCCTGCTGTAGCGTGGAAACTTAGATCTATAAAACTATTTGCGCCGCCTCTAGGGTCAAACACAAATCCTCGGCTTTCTGTATCGGTTGAGTAAAAACCTACATAATGTCCTTCCCAAGCAAACCCAGTTATAGATTCCGGAGATAACTCTTGCCACTGCTCTCGAGTAAACAAGGATTCTGTAGCTAGACTGACGCCAGTTTCTGAAGCAACTACTAGCCCGTCTGGACTTGCATAAAACACAGCATCTCCTGTGTCCACAACAGACCTTTTACTGACGCAAGACAAGGTAGAGTCAATCTCGGTCATGCTCATGTATGCTGGCTCAGACCCAGTTATTAGAGCTGGTTTACCTTTTGTCAAAACGAGCAACCCATTTTGCAATGGCGCCAAAGACACTATATCTGTCTTAACTGTAAGGCGGTACTCTTCTGGGTATGCGTGTGGCTGGAATGGTTCAGAGAATAATATTGTTTTTCCCGAAAACCCCGCAAACACACCATTAGGTAAGGGGGTCAACCCGCGCATAGGTCCGCTTGGGTGGTCGGCGCTAACCTCGTCTGGTGGGGCTACAAATGAAGAAGTCGGAATAACTTCTCCAAGGTTTTCATCAGCGACATCATCTTCATAACTGCTTGCATTTAACGCTACATCAGCGACAAAACGAAAATCACCATTCGCGTCCGTTCTGTATATTCTTTTGTATTGGATATTGTGGTTGTCTCCGTCATGGCTTCCAAAGTTTACTGTCGCCGTTTGGTCGCTATATATCTCTACAACATTGTTAAGCTGTGGAACACTTGGCTCGCCCTCTTCCCCATACGCTGAAACATATGTGTATACGTATGATCTGTTTTTTGGCGTCTCCTCATCTTGTACTCCAGATGAGGCTGGTGATAATGTTGTAGTGTTAAGATTTGAAGGCGAAGGCATGCCAAGCCTATAGTATGTACCGCTACCAGCTATGCTTGAGGTCGTCATTCTTGGGTAGTTGCCTGACTCTGTGTCTATGTAATCAGTTACATATATTCGCTCATGGGGATCTTCTGCTATTGGTGACCTAGCATAGTCAGCGTCATAGTTACGAGCAATCCACAGTGAATCACTGTACTTGAATATTGTTTTAGTTTGATTGTTAATAGTCCCCTGTACAGTAGCCGTACCTGTAGAGGCTGTAGCGTTACCCTTCCAAGGATCTAGACGTCCACTATCAAGACGAACATTGGTAGCTTTTTGCGCCATATTTGGCGGTAACACTCGTGGTGATATTTTTGGGGCTTTCCCGCCAAACTGATTTAATGTGAATCCGGTCATCACTTACCTCTCAGTTTCATAATCTTGTCAGCACCCTTGATGCCAAAGCTGGAGCTTACCGCAATAAACAATAAATACTGATACCACTCAGGCAATCTTGATAATGCCGCAAAACCTTCTTCCACCCTAGCAATAATTGTTGGGTCATCTACACCTACCGCATAACCTATAAAGATGATGGGCGAGCTCAAGGCAATTGTAAAATACTCGTCTTTCCAACTTTCTTTTGAAGCCTCAGCCATCTTGGTTTCCCAGTCAGCATCATTTTCGATCATTGTCATTTTGGCTTTGTGTTTAGCCTGCTTTTCTTCAGCTTTGTTTTTTAGATAACCACCTGCTAAATTCGCTATGGGTCCAATTAAATTCTGTAACATACATCACCTCAAAGGGTTTGCGCTAAGTTCGTCGAGTCCATCCCAAATATCATTGATCTCTCTTGTAAGTACTTGATATTTATCGGAAAAATTAGTAAGGCTATCTGCAATAACCTCGCTTTTTGCCACGGTAGCTTTCATGCTTTCAATATCTTTTTCTAAATCGCTTACTTGTTTTTTTAGCAAAAGAAGATCTTCTTGCTGGTCTTTAATAACTACCAAGTTAGTTCCCAGCTCTGCAAGCTTTCCTTGCAACTGAGAGACTGAATTATCCTCAAGCTCTTGCTCAATCAAGCCAATCTGCTCCTGTAACGGAGTTATATCAGGAATGTTGAGCGCCTCAAGCGCCTCTAATCTTGAATACAGGCTTGATGCAGTCCAGACGGTTCCCCCTATACTGGTACCTATGGTGATCACAATTGCGATCCAGATACCTTTAAATGAGGTGTTACCAATCTTAAGTTCAGTGTCCTCTAGACTCACTCGCAACCTCCATTCATGTAACAGTCAAACCCGCCACCAAAAGATGAGGACAAGTAATATTCTGACTGTGAGCCGGCAACCAGTATTTCAGCTTCCGTTAGATACATGTCCAGACCAATACCGTCTGTGCCGTTCAGGAATACTGCTGACAAATTTCTTGTGGTGTTATATCCCATCTGCACCCACTGTCTATTTGCGTCATAAAGTATTGTTGCTTGTTCTGCGGTTGTGTTAGCGGCGGCTACTCCGTCTTCAAAAAAACTTACAGCATCGTCAGATGCCGCGATACTCATGTACGCCACAGCCGCGTTTGCATGCGTCTCAATATCGCTTAACGATTCATTAAATTCGTTTACAGACTCCTCACTAACCATGAGCATTTCTTGGTTGTCTTCTACAAAGGTTTTAACCTCTTCCTGATCTTGAGGTGTTTTTGCCTCAACCGCCATAGAATTAATCTCTGCTACTTGAATAATTTCAACTGTAGCTGAAGTAAAGGCATCTACGGCTTCGTTCATTAAGGTCAATTCATTTAAAGCCTTTTCTTCTAAAACGTTTCTAACAGAACCGTATGGTAAAAAGTTTTGCATATCTATTAATGCGTCGTTATATGCCTGTATTTGGTTGCTGGATATGTGCGCGGTTTGCGCAAGTGTTCCATCACTCATACCGGCGCCTTGGTGTGCGTGTTCGGTGCTTGCTCCGACTAATTTTATCGAGCGATCAATTTGATCAACAATATCTTGAGATGTGTTAATCAGATTGTCGATCTGATTTGCTTGTGCGGAACCTATCGCTAATAGACCGGCTATCATCACCTTCTTCAACATCTTCTTCTCCTATTCTTAAAATATTGTTAAACCATATTTGCTTTTCTGTGTACTTGGGAACCCTTTCGTAACTTGCGCCTTTTTTAACTCTTTTATATTCAACCTTTCCGTAATAAGGTATATATAGTTCTGGGTTGAGCTTCATTAAAAGATAGTTTTTTCGCCCCGCAACCAACCTGCCATTCGACACAACTGGGCACGGTGTCCCAGAGCTAAATAGCGCCATCCAATTAGCCTCACTCTGGCAAAGGCGACTTACAGCGCTAACCTTCATGCCGAGATCGCTTAAAAGCCGCGCATCTCTTCGCCTATTACAGTCCTCGTCAACCTCATAATGTCCGTCTGATATTGCCACTACAACAGTTGATATTGAGCTTCCCGCGCCGCGCAAACATGTCTCAACTCCGTTTGACATGTAAGAAGGGGTTATTGCACTACCTACTGGTATCTGGCTTGACGACCCCGCGCCTGTGTAGTTGTTTGTCACGGAGTCAGTTGTGTTGTTTGAGTCAACCGTTGAATTAACCGTGCTGGTGTTCAAACTTCCTTCTTGTTCATTTGCAATCTGCGCCTGTAAAAAACCAGAAAAAAGAGATAGTGCCAATATTCCGTATATTTTCATAAGCAACAAAATCTGACTAAATACTCGCAATGATGAAAGCAAGGAGCTGTTCATACCTAATCCCTTTTAAGGATTTTTGAACTGCACTTTCACGCAACTCTTCTGGTACAGCTTCTAATACGGGGAATGTTTCTCCATCTTCAGTCACATACCAAGTGTCTTCTAAAAACATTGCGTAACGGTGAGCATCTAAACCTTCATCGGCAAACGCCTGTTCTAGGTCTTGTGCAATAATTCCAAAATGTAGTCTCGCATCATCGCCTTTTAACTCTAAAGCCTCTGTTCTTTGATACTTTCTGAGTAACGATTTACATCTAGTAGCAACTCTTAATTCTGCCTCGTTAAGTTCTTCAATGTTTCGTTTTTCTCTTCCGTCTGACGTAGTAGACGTACCACTAGAAAATTTACCTATACGAAATCTGTTCCAGTATGTGCCTAAATCGCAAACAGCATCTGTACCGTTAGCGGTGTCAGCGTCAGCGGGAACAATGTATCTTGACCCAAACCCATCAAAATACTTTAGAGCCGCCTTGTCTACGCCAATGACAAAGGTTGCGGGAGCTCCGACGCTTCCCTTCACCGCGACCCTTCCTGCCTCTGCCCAACTGCTTGCCGCGTATTTAGCCTTAAAAGAAACAAGTTGATCGTAAACCCCTGCACCACTGGCGTTTGAATTAAACTCGACATTACTATTGAAATCAGCTGTACCATCAACATGAAACTGACCACCGATTGTTGTGCTCTGTGCCGCTGACCCTATATCGTCATAAAAGAACGCTTTGCCACGGATATTTGTATTGGTAGTTGTGGTTCCGGTTGCCCCAATATTTATAGTGGTAAGTCCACCGTTTGTGAATCCAGTCCCAATGTTTACTGTTTTGGTGTCAGCACTTGAAGTATTTACCCCCGAAGCTATGTTAGTGGTTGTGTTACCTCCATCGGAGCATATTGTTGCCGAGCCACTAACTGTTAGCGTATTGGCGAATGAAGCACTGCCTGCGGAGCTAATAGTGAAGCTGTCTGACCCATCACTGATAACCTTAAAACCCTTGCCCGAAGACGTATTAATATTTAAATGATCGCCAGCGGTGTTAATTTGATATAACTCAGCGTTTGAGTTGTCAGTGAAATTAATTTCGTGATCGTCAGCAACAGATGTATCTTTAAGAGTTAATTTTGGCGCACTTCTTGATATAATCAGTGACCCAGTCAACGTTCCGCCAGTCAGTGACAGCCTAGTATTAAGCAAGTTTATCATGGTGGTGTAAAAGTTCGAGTCACTGTTTAATGCGTTGTTTATTTTTTGAAGAGTATCCAGACTGAAGGAGCTGGTGCTTCCGCGTAAATCAGCCACCTCGCCGTCAACATAAGTTTGCGTGGCTAGCGTGCTGGTGCCAAAGCTCAAGTCTCCCTGATCATCAATACTAAATGCATTATTAGTATCGCCGACAAAAAACTTTATTCCGCCTGATGACTTAATCTCCAAATCATCAGTCAAGGCACTGTTGTCTTTGTACTTTATAGATGCTTTTTCTGTCGCGTCCTGCGTAAACTTAATCAGCGGGCTAGCATCAGCGTCTTCACCGCGAACAACCAACTCCGATGATTGCACCTTACCGTCAATAACCGCATTGCCCGTAAGGGCAAACTGCTCGTCTTCAACTTCTGATTCCCAGAATGTTACCCAGTCTCCATATAGTGACTCCGCGGTCGGGGTTGTGGTTGTTGGGGTTAATGTCAGGTGGTCAGATTCAAACTGATATTGAGTATGACTTTCTTGTGCCCCAAAAACCACCGGATGGTTGTTTCCGACAATAGGAATGGCAGTTACATGTACATCGGTATCTGCTGTGGTGTTATAGGCTTGAATGAGAGTCTGCCCATGATCTACACCAGTAAGGTTACCGTCAGTTCCTGTTTGCCATAAAATCCTAACCTTGGACAAAAGAGCCTGACTTTCACCGGTAGAGTGGTGCGTTGTATGACTTGACCCAAGCAGGTAAGCACTAATATTTCTACCTTTCTTAGCTATCCCAAGCCGCACGTTGGAATGGTAACCGCCCTTGTTTGCCGTGATAACATACTCAAGGAAATAGTTCTGGGCTGGTCCGTTAAGCTTTGCCACGGTTACCCAACCTGACCCCAAGTCTTCAGCAGACTTATATGGCAGGTTTTGTAAAACACGCTTTTCAGTTTCTTCAGCTATACTATCAAGCGCTTTTGCGGTAATTCGTAGCTCAATTTTAGAGCCAGACGAAAAATTACGTGCGCTTGTCCCTTCTTGGGCTCGCTCGATAGTAAAAGAACCGGTAGTACTGCTTATGGTAATAGCTGTTACCTTAACAATCTCAAATACCGTCCCTGATGTATTTATTACTGTCGCATAAAAATACTCCCCGCTTTGCAGGGTAGGAAAGTCTCGATTATCACCTGTTGTTAAGGTAGTCCCAACGGAATTTATTGAAGTTGATATTACCGCGGATGCATTATTAGCAAACTTTATGCCCATGTAAGGCTCCTGTTAGCTAGCTTCTACTGTCCAAGTGATAGTCAACGTGTCGCCAGTTCCCTTATTGATTTCATTGAAATCTGTACGGCAAAGCATCACGCCATTACTGCCCGCGTTGAATATACCTGCCTCGGTGATCGCCGCCGCAGTGCTTGGCTGATTTGCCCCGAATGACGCCACGTAAACAACTTCGTTGCTGTCACTGTCCACAGTAGTGCTTGTCAATGTTTGTCTGCTTTGCTCGCCTGACATGCTGGACTGAGTTGGCGATGCCGACGCAGTGTCAGTGCCGATTGCCATGTGCGTCATAAGGCTAGGTAAGTCGGCGGTTGCTTTTCCCATTCTTTGCGCAACCCACTCTTTACCATCATTTGTTACGGTGTTTGTGACTTCTTTTGTTTCTTTGATTTTTCCATCTGGACCCTTAAGTTCAATCTTAAGACGTCCGTTCATTCCTAGATCATCTTTGATCATGACCGGTCTCCACTATTAACCATTAATAAGGAACTCATTAACCATGCTGTGATTGACCCTAGATGATGCTGAAGAAAGGGTTTTTAACACGCTGTCAGTGAGTGTTAGGCTGTCTGAAGGTTCAGTCATTGTAGACATCACCGCCTCATCGTCCGTATCGAACGCGCTTAAAGCGGTGGTTTCCACTGCAATGAGTGGGGTAATACTTGTCATATCAATTATAGAGTTTGTTGCCTGCTTTGACAAACCTTTTGTTGGGTCAGAATCAGACATAGATAATTGATTTGTAAAGGATTTATTTGTTTCTAGTTCCGTGTCACTTAGCATTGAAAAAGCATTGTGAGGACGTTTCGCAACATGAAAATTAGCGCTCTGGTCAAAACTGAACGCATGGCTTAGAGCTTTGTTAGCATTATAATCGAAACCTTGATCAAAGACCGTGAAATCACTGGATCTTTGCAATCCAACACCCATTGAAGGCAGGCTATTAAATGAGTAAGAGCTTTCCAACTGCTTACCTGTTGAGAATGTTGTGGAATCCTCCATAAATGTAAGATTCCTCTTGCTCTTATCAATCTCATCAACGCTTACGGTGTCATCAAACCCAAACTGACTTAACAGCCCTATACCAACGCTCAAAGAAACAACATCTTCAAAGTCAAATTCGTCAGCTGGATATCCGTTTACAGTTCTAGATGTCTCTCCATCTACAAAGGTAAAATTGTAAGGGTCTCTGACAAAGATTAAATTATCTTCAAAATCAAAGTCGCTAGTGCTAACTTTGTTACTTTCAAATACCTGCTCATCTATAACCTGTGTAGCGCTATCAGTGACCTTATCCGCTGTCAGTGTGCTGTTATCTCCAAAACCAAAAGAGCTTTCTGAGGGTTTTGTCGCCGCAAATGCATGAGAGTCATCAAAAGAAAAATCATCCTGCATCTGCTTATCAAGAGCATATACAAGATTAGAAAACTGTACGTACACATCACTCTTGTAATTTGGAAGATGATTAATCAGTGCGGCGTCAGATATACTAAATGAACTGCTTTTAGCTGTGCCGACACCAAATTTTTCATAATCAGTAAACGAAAAACTGGACGATGCTTTGTCATCTAAAGAGAAGAAATGACTTTCTGCCATTTCAACATCTGACGTGATTCTTTTTTCAGGATTAAATATTACGCTCTGCTCGAACCCAAGCGAGCTAGAAAATGCATATAATGATTTTGCAGTATTAAGCTTTATGCCTGCTAGCGTAATGTTCTGCCAGTTAGCAAGAACAAAAGGAGATACAGTTAATGCGCTAGCGGTCAGCTGTACGGTACTTGCCTGTAATGTTATAAAAGAGTTTTTTACAGTCGAATATGTTTTAACAAGCCGTGCACGGGCGGACAGCTTGGCGTAACTTATGCCTGCATATAGCGCCTTATGATTTGTTGTGGCGCGAATAGCCATTTATAACTAACCGAATTGTGCACGAACTTTAAATTTCAGCAGGTCAACTACTGTCTGAGTCCTGCCTTCAGAGTTTGTAAATTCGATCTCACCCTCAAACTGACCAGCCTCATCTAGTGTGTTCTCGCCAAATACAAACGTCACAGAACCAGTCGACGCATTTGTAATCGTACCTAAAATTGTTTCTTTTAAGGTTGTTTGCCCAAGTTTGCGTAGTCTTAAGCGAACAGAGCCGGTTCCTAAATTTATAGGTGAAAACGATGTCGGATCATCTGGATCAAGCGTTCTTCCTGATGCGGCTGTATTGCTATCTTTTAGAGAAACCTGAATCTCTGGCAACCGATCGCCCTGAACCAAGTCTATAGTTGTTAAATATGCCATTAGATAAATGCCCTCGATCTACACGTTAGGGAACCACCACTAAAACCATACTTAACCTGACGTACAGTGACCCCAACCTCGCGATCAAATAACTGCTTATTTGTTCCGGCAAGATTCACGTTACCCCAAGGCTGATTCATCATTTGTAACCTATACAGAGCTCCGTGGACCAAAATCTCACGATATTCTTTTCCTATAGTATCGGGAATGCTTGTACTTGAAGACGATGGCTTGACGCTAAAAACTGCTTTTAGAGAATAATCTCTATCAGGAATACGCGCCAAATAGAAGTCAGTATTGTCGCGTTGCGCATAATACTGTGGGGCGCCCTGCTCGGTTTCATCACCCAAGAGACTTAAAAGTTTTGTATAAGAAACAGGCTGTAATGGTGTGGTGTCGTTATATATATCAATGATATGGTTTAGCTCAGTACCTGACGGGAGGCTTAGGGCGTACTCATTCACGCCCTTTACCACTGTAAGTTCCTCAGGCTCAGGCACATAAACATCCGTCCTTTTGCAAAAATCTATGCATGCATCCCTCACTGATCTCTCAATAAGGTGATCTGGACAACCTTTAACTTCAGGTCTTATATATGCGTCTAAGTCACTGAACTTCATATCTTATACCCCTGTTGTAGGGATTGGAGTAGTGGCTTGGTCAGCCTGTGTTTTTATGCCTAATGCATTTGAAAAACCCTGATAGTGCATCATTGAACGCTGAGCGTTACCGGCGTATTCAGAATCTTTCTGGTACGCACGATACAATATGTAATCAAGTATGCAGTTTGCATAAATATCATCCAACGTAATTGTTGATGTGTCTGTACTAAAGTTGGCTATTGTCTGGTCGGCTGGTGCCGAGCTATAAACAATCTCCAGATCCATATCGGCTGTTCCCTTAGGATATACATAAAAATTCTTTGGGTCGGCAGGATCATAAATGAAGTGCTCAATGCCGTCCGAACCAGCCTCGGTTTCGTGCCAGTTTGGTAGCGTTTCATCTAAAATTTGACGGTCAACTTGAGTAACCGCCTTACCGTTTACGTTGCGAATCACGTCTATAAGTCTTAATCCTGTGCTGGGCAGAGATTGCTTACTGCCTGCCACAAGATCAATGCTAGCGTTATTCATGTTTGCATCTGGACGATGCAGTACTACTTCTTTTTGAGCGTCATTGAAAAACTTCAATAACTCCTCATTTGGAAAGCGGACGTTTGTATTATCTTGCAGGATAATCGATGCCCGATCCAGAATGTCTACCACTTTTACCGTTGCCATCTTTTAGTCCTCATGCCATTTGATGATTTCAAGGTCGTTGTTGCCTTCGTATAGCGGATGCCAGTTCATTTCTAAACCCGTTCTGATATTTCTACAGCGCAAAGGTTTTTTAATCTTTTCCTCTTTTGGAGGATTTTTAGCACGCTCACGAACTAGTTCGGCTTGCTCTTGCATCTGTACAAGAGACTTTCTTCGATCAAGCTTTATCCCGCATTCTTTTAGAACGCTTTCGTAAAGTTCGTCTTTCTTTGTCTTAACTGTAGTCATTTAAATTCGGGGGGATTTCTCCCCCCTAGTCCTAAGGAGACTTATCTCCAACGACCTTGCACCAAGCAATCAGGATTGATTACTTTGTAGCCGTATACTTTCAAACCACGTACTGCGTCACCAAAAGTATCAGTTAGGCGTACAGTTTCAGTGTTAGTGAACTGAGACGCAAAAGTAATACCTTTTGAGTGACCTGCAAGTACTGAAACGCGGTTGTCTGTACCAGTGGTGTCATCAATGTCTACTGTCGCAAGCATGTTGCTTTGGTAAACAGTGAAGCGATCTACAGTACCTACTTGACCGTTACGCAAAGGTGAAGTTGCGTCGCCAGTTAAGTATGCTTGACGTAGTTCAGACTGCTTAAGTAAAGACACTTGAGCAGGGTTAAGAACGATAAATCGACCTTCTTCAGGAATGTTTTTCTCATCCAATGTCTGAGACATGTCTAAGATATATTCAAGAATATTGTCTGTACCAAGATCATTAACGTCGAGAGTTGTGCCCGCACTAGCACCAACGTTACCTAGAACGTCAGTCTCAACGGCAATGCGCATTTGCTCTGCCGCATCATTAGACGCTTCTTCAAGCATGTTGATGTCTGCTTGTGCCGCCAATACATCATCAACTTTAAAGCTGTAATACTTAGCTTTGTCGATGTTTAAAGTTACCTTAGCTGACTCAAGGTTTTGATTTGTAACAGTTCCTGCATAATCGTTGATAGTTACGGTTGGAACTGTACGCACTTGTACCTTGTCGCCCTGACCTGCAATCTCGCCTTCATAGTCAGTGTTTGAGATAGCTGGTAAAACAGAAGCTGAATAGAATTTAGCCTGAAGGAGTTTTGAAAACACTTCAGGCACGAAGTTAGCCTGATTAGTGGCGGGTGTATTACTTGCGCCATCTGCTGTATAAAAAGAAAAAGCCATTTTAATTACCTCACAAGAGTAAAATTAATTAACGGCGAATAGAACCAGTATTCATGGCTTGCAGAATTTCGTCTTTATGCTTCTCGAACAACTCGTTTGGCATTCTGACAATATCATCAACCGTCCACTGCTTCTTCTCACCTTTCAAATTGGACTTTCGAGCTTTAGGCATTTTTGGTTCTGCAACCTTTTTTGCCTTCTCTAGAGTCCGCTCTTGCGGCGTTTTTGGTTTCATGCCCATGTCGCTTTTAAATCTATACAAAACAGAGTTCACGTCATTTGATGAGCCTGTTTGAATCCACTGCTTAGTTTGCGCATCTGCATCCTCAAGCCAGTTCATCCAGTCTGCTGTTTCAATAATCTGATCAACATCAGGATGCTCTGCTCTGATTCTTTCAAAATGTGCCTCCACAGCTTGGGCTTCTAGCTCTTCACGCTTTTGCTGTTCTGCAAGACTTAATTTCTCTTTGGTGCTTGAAACCTCTTGTCGGGTTCGCTCAAGTTCGTCAAGTAATGGACCGGCTAAATCAGGATAATCTTCTCTAATTTGCGCCAACTTACTCGTATCTCTTTCGCTCGCCTCTATCTGACTCTTTAGCCCCGCAATTGTCTGCATCATCTGCTCGTTTGCTTTTCGCAGTTCTGCCGCCTCTTGCGTTGCTTTGGTCATTCTCGCCTGAGCTCCCTTCATTGCTTTCTCAGCTTTTTGTAAAGCTGACCTCAGTTCGGATTCTTCGCCGCTACTATCCTGAACTGGTTCCTCTTCCGCTTGAGTTTCTACCGTATCCGTAGGCTCGGGGGCTTCTACTTGCACTTCTTCCTGCTCTTCGGAGGTATCCTCTACAGGTTGATCATCCTGCGGGGTCTCTTCTTTAGCCTGAGTCATCTGCGCGTACAACTCTTTAGCTTCTGCTTCTAGTCGCTCTGGGTCATTTCTTTTAGCCATAGTGTTTTTCCTTCGGGTCCGCTTTACGCAGATATCCGTTAGTCAATGGAGGGTGTTCTCTTAGGAGCCCTCAGTTGGTCTAATAGTGCTTTCGCACTGGTTTGTAGTTCAAGCATGAAGCGAAGCTCTTGGAGCCGCCCCTGCTCAAACTTGAAATTTTTTTCGTCAGCTTGTTCCAGCTTTAGTTGCGCGTCATTAAATCGGCATTGGAGGAGGTGTTGGACCTGCTCCCATTCTGTCATCGCCGACAGGCGAAGGACCGACTGCGCTTGCTCCTTGGAGCATTTGAGCTTGGATTGCTTGTTGTTGTTCAAGAGCTATTTGCTCCTCTGATTTCACAATTTCATCAGGATCGATATCCATTGACTGTGCTATATCACGCAACAGTCGGTTCCGATCCACCAATCCAATATCCGTGGGGTTTGAAACCAGCGACAGGAATTGCAATAAACGCTGGCTTTGCACTTCTTTTTGAACAAGAGCTGTGCTTCCTCTTGCAATTATTTTTAGATCACCCTTAACACTTTCTTTAGGATTAAATTCCATATTCCAGTGATACAGAGCCTCAATCATTGGCTCCATTAAGAAATCATCTAAATTCTTGATTGTTGATTTAAGAGCAACATTTGCCGCTCCCATCAACATTGACATGCCGGTGGCAGTCTTATTTAAGCTTTTCGACTGCTCGCCATGCGTATAGCTTGGTAAGCTAGTTGTTTCATCAGCAAAACGTCTAAAGATCTCAACAATTTGATTGAGACCGTTTGCGTTTGCTACAGGCTGATACCAACGAACAGCAGGCATACTGCCGTCACCACCTTCACGCAAGAATACGCGCCATGAGTGTATGTCTGTTGGATCTTCTCCTGCCGCTAGGAGATCAGTGTTAACCTCAACCATAGGACCTGATGAAAGCGCTAAGTTATCTAGCCAAATGCGAGTTGCGGCATTCATAGTGCCCTGCGAGTCTCTCATCATTCTAGGAACACCTGTTCCCCAGAATTGATGCGGTGTTCTCTCATAAGGGAATATAAAGTAAGGCATTCTGTAACCCGACACTGGGTTTAACATAACCTTAATAACCTTGCCAGAACACATCCATACGCATGCACTATAATCGTCTGACAACTCCGCACCTTC